AACCTTTTTGGTGCTAACCTTGTGGGTGCTAACCTTCAGAGTGCTAACCTTTTTGGTGCTAACCTTGTGAGTGCTGACCTTGAGGGTGCTAACCTTGAGGGTGCTAACCTTCAGAGTGCTAACCTTTTGGGTGCTGACCTTGTGGGTGCTTACCTTGTGGGTGCTGACCTAACTGGAACTATTCTTGAGAAGAAGATAGAAGAATCTCAGGATGATAAATCCCGGATTAAAGCACTTGAGGAAGAACTTAAGAAATATAAAGATACACTTAAGGCACTCCTAGACACTTGAAGAACCGGCACACTGAGCACTCCTGAGGGTCTTGGGGGTGCTATAATGTCCTTATACGCAACAGACAAATGCCAATCGTATTTAACTTCGTAAAAAAAGGTGTCTTTGACTTACCAGAAACTGACTGGTGGGGATTTGACCCAGAAGATAGTATTGAAATTCAACCTCATTGGACTATGGCACATATTTCTGTAGAAATGGGATTGTTTTCTTCTGCCAGTCAAGCAAGAAAAAACGGGTGGGATGGACCCATTCCTCACGGATTTACAGAAATGGCGAGACTTGGTAAAATGAAAAAAAGATTGTTTATTCACAATCCATCTGACGAATTCATCAACGACCCAGAGTGGGGGAAAGACTAATGTTTTATAATTTTTGGTACAGTCTTAGAGACGGATTTTTGCTGATGATTGTGATTGCATTTGGTGCATTGATTGTTCCGTCTTCTGCTGTTTTGGGTCTTCATCTGATGACTAAACTTGTTCCACAACTTGTACCTGCTTGTGAGGTGAGGAAATGACACAATGTCCTGGTGAATGCTACGATGAGTTCTGGGAGTATGCTGATAGGGATAATGAACCCACAATCAACATAGATGAACTAACCAAAGACAAAGTATGGAACGGTAAGACTTGGGTGGAACAGACCACTCAATACCGTATTGATTACTATTATAAGAATGACCTAGAACGGCGTTGGCAGCATCATAAGACGATGCACCAAGCAATTGCTGCTGCTAATATGCTGATTGCAAAGGGTGACTATCATATTGAGAGTATCACTACCGAACAACTTCCTATTGGTGAATAATGGATTATAAAGAACTGGAAACTTATAAGTTCTCCGTGAAAGAACTTGAAACTGAGTTTGAGACTTTTACAGTTCTTCATCCTTATGAGAAGACTGTTTATGATATTGTAGAAGAAGCAGCACGATTGTTTTATTATGGTAAAAGTGGATGGAGCACTGGTTGGCCTTTGACCTTTATGGTTCATACAAATAATGACATTTCTGTTGCAAAGGCATCGGTTTTTATTCTTTCGTCTAAACCAAAGTTTGATGTTGTTTTAATTTAACGGAGAAGTATTATGTTTTCAAGACACATTTCAGGAACAGAAAAGAATAAACCCAAGATGTCGTGGTTTGACTATGTGTTTCAGCATCTCATTCCAACTGGATTTAAGTCATTTGGAGACAATTTTAGAATGTGGGCAGATTTGATGACTGGAAATTATGATAACTATGCACTTCTTAAAGATGATGACCCTTTTGAGGAATGTAGAAGTTGGTTTTTTACTTCTATCAATCTTGATGAAACTTACCCTAAGGAATTCTTAGAATATCTGATGCAAATGGTGGAGGATATTGACTCTGGTAAAGTAGAGACTGTACCCTTTACAAGAGATATGTTTGATGAACTTAAGGATTTGGTTGGAGACTTGATAGACGATCCTGAAAGTGGCACATCAGACTCCCACTGACCCCATATTCCTGTTATATTACTTCTGTTGAGCGAGGTTCTTATGAACTATCTTGTAATGGCGTTCCGCCTTGGGACGAATGAATACTTCTTTCCCGTAGGTATCTTTGATGATAAGGATGCTGCAATCAAAGCAGCAAAGGATCATCGCATGTATCGTGGAGGAAAGTACGATCACAAACTCTACTACATCACTCCTGGGCAGGAGTATGATGCAAACGAGTGCAAATGGGAATGGATCACTGGACAGTAATTATGGACAGCATTACTCGGAAAACTGAGATTCGTTGGATCAATCCTAATTGGGTTGTCAATGTTCTTATTATGAAAGAAAATACAATAGGAGGAAACTATTGGCAAATTACAAAAACTGAAATGTTCAAGTCAGAAGAAAAAGCAATCAAGTTTGCCAGTAAATACATATGAATAATGAAATTGGTCCTACAAAGATTTCCAGAAAAATGTTCTATTCTTTGGGCGGATTCTCTAATCCAAATCTTTATAGAAAATCTTGCGGAAAATCTTATAGTTACTGGATGAGGTGACACTTCAGTAACTGACACAAGGGCACCTCACACTCCTCCCATTCCCTGTTATACTAACATTGTTCTGAAGCACACTCATGAAACTCACTTCCAAGGTTGAACACGAATTCACCATCAAACTGAATCTTGAAGAAGCAAAAGACCTTCAGGATATTCTTGCTCGTAATGGTGGATATACTGGAAAAATGTGCTACTTGTATGATGCACTACTCATTGAATTTCACAATCTTAATCTTCCTTACTCCTCATGAACATGAAACCAAAGCGTTATTTCTTCTACGATGAGTTTGGTGCATGGTACAAGGTGATTGCATCTTGCCTTGCTGCTGCCACTGCTCAACTTCCTTCTGACTTTCACTACGATTACTACGAGGTTCACAAATGAAGGAGTTTTACGATTACGTTCTTTCTTTCTACGGCAAAGGCGGCATCTATCCTATGGGTGCTAATCTAACTCAAATTAGAAGCGCAACTTCTACTCACAAAAAAATTCTCAACCTTCAAGGTCATGAGTTTCTTGGTGATAGTTATGATCGTGAATGTGTTCGGGATCTTCTGATTTCCAAGTACCAACTTCAATTCATCAAGTAATTATGACACTTTCTGCAAAAACATTTCAAAATCTTGCTTCTGCTCTGAAGGAAGAAGTGATTGATTATATTCATAAGGACGAGCGTTATGTTCTCTTTATGCAAGAAATCATTCCTGATGCAATTCGGGAAAAACTGGGCAATATGGATGAAGAGGTTCTTTATGAACTCTCATGCTGTGTTATGGATTCGATGTGTCTTCGGTGATAATTATGAAACAATATCGTATCGTATCCCGCCCATCACACTTAAGTTCAGATACTGTCTGGTATCATGCTCAGTATAAGTTTCTCAATCTCTTCTGGACTGATTGTGAACCTGACCCATGTTGTCATGGATATCCATGCTCTACTGATTTGTCTGATGTAGAGTTGTTTATTGATTACAAAATACGGCATGAAAATTCATCTGAAGATTTCATCAAAGAACCTTTACGCGATCTCTCTCAGAAAGTAATTAGAACTTATAATGGAGACAATTAAACGAATTATTCGGGGCTGTGGCTCCAATCCCAGCACCGACTACCTTGTGGCTTTCATTCTGCTGGGGGCTCTGGCAGGCACCAATGGCGCCCTCTCAGGCCCTCTCACGGGCATGAGCATAGCAACCCTCCTAGCAGGGCCAGCATACCTTCTAGGGGCATATGAGCGGGCTGTGGAGGCCGAAGGAAAGCACAGGGACAATTGAACCACTGGCACAAGACGCCACACAGCACTCTACCTGTGCTCTATACTATGTAAGTCATCAATCAATCATCATGATTTTCAACGCTTACGAATTCTGTGACCAAGTTAATCGTGATTTTCTGAAAGGAAATCATCATCAACGCTATGGTCAGTTTCTGATGAATCAACTTCATGAGAATTGTCATGAACTGTATTTGGAAGTTCCTGAAGAAGCTGATTGTTTCTACGACAACAGAAAGTGTGATGAATTTTTGCGCTGGATTTATTCTATCAACGAACTGGAGATCAAATGAGTAAAGCAACTAACGAAGAAGAATTCCCTTACGATACTCTTCCTTGGAAACTTGTCGTCAAGGAAAAGGAAGGTATCCGAAAGTGTTTCTTTCAAACAGAGGAACACCGAACAAAACATATTGAGCGTTATAATCTCAAGAAGAAAGACATTACACTGAGCTACAAATATGAAATCTGAATTGATTGATGGATGTTTCTATGTTGAACAGAAAGAGTGGGGAACATGGAATTCCTATGATACAGATGGAACTCCCCTTGTCACTTCTTTCACTAGGGAAGAATGCATCTCTGCAACCCATTTTTATTTGAAACAAAAATATGAAAATTCAATTGATGAGCATGTAAAAACTTATAGTGCAAGCGTTGATTATAAGCTCTAAATAATAATGCCTTAACTGGTCGTGCTTTTGTTGATTAATTTTAGAAAAATTGTGGGGTATTGTAACCCCGAATATCCCGCTTTAGATCCAACCACAAGTTTTTATGAGTTTCTCTCATATCAGGAGTGTTGCTGGTCTTTGGGCAGACCTGTTTACATTCGCAGCTTTATGCGATATAATGCTTATCTAAGAGAGATTGGAGTAATCAAATGATTAAGTTTATCAAATGGTTCTTTTCAACAAATCATGTTCCAATCGTAGAAGAGCATATTGATTTTTATCAGAAATTTGTGGAACTTGAAGAACAGTATCAGGGCTTACTGCAGGATGTTCGCAGACTGGAGGAAGAGAATATTGAGAACACTAATCTCATCTATGAACTGACGCATTCTATTGATGCTGTAGATCGTCGTATAGATATACTTGCAAACGAATGGAGTAAATGAAATCATGTACGAAAACTTAGACACTTTTGAAAAAGCACTATCTTACTTTGGCACCAGAGTAGAAATCATTTGTGCGATGGAAATGGGTGGTAAAATTGATTCCGAAACTGCCTATAAAAATATTAAAGCTGAGCTTAAAGAACTTAAGCATATCAGAAAAAAGTATAAGAAAGACGAAGTAAATGAAACTTTATGAGTTCAACAAATCAAAACCAAGAGATTGACACCTTTAAAATTATCAGAAATGATGATGGCTCATTTTCTGCAGAATGGGATCCGAACGATCCAAAGTGGAGTTTCCTGAATGGCTTGACATCTAAGGAGCTTCAGATTATACTGAAACAAGCAATTGAGGACTTTGAAAATGACAACTGATTATAAGAATTATTCTCTTGAGAATTTCAAGAACTGGCTTTTTGATTGTTTAGGCGCTGGTGAAGCAACTCCAGAGGAAGTTTATGATGCAATCAAAGAGGTTGTAACAGAACAAAATCTGTATTATAAGGATGGAGCAGAAAAAACAGATAAGCTCCTTCGCCTTCTGAATGGTAAGCCTTCTGTCTTTAATAATACTACATTTGCAAATTATCATGACAATATGAATAATGTTCAATTTTATCAGACTTCGCTAAAGTTTCCAGAAATGGAATCGGATACAATTACATTTACAAAAGCAAACTAATTATGGCACTCTCAAAATCAGTTGAAGAAAGTTTGAAAGAAGCGGAATCTGCCCTACGTAATGCACTCTCTTATGCAGCACGACAGGAAAGAGCTTTTGTTTGTGGTGGAATTGCTGACATGATTACCAAGATTGACGGTCTCATTCATGCAGATGCTTTTCTGGACAAATTGGAAAATCGTAAGTTTGGGGACAAAGGCTCTTGGGATGCGTTCTTTACAGACACTCCTTGACAATTAAGATTTGTAACACAATCCCAAAGAAAACATTAAATTTCTACATAAAATAAGGAGAAATGTGTTAAAATCCTGACAAACACATGAATAACTAATGACGCTTGCAAGAACAGGAACCGAACAACTTACGGTGGAAGAAAGAAATGAACTTGATGCCTTGAGAAAAGCTATCAACTATGCTCCTCATACAGTTTCTCCACAAAAAATGGAGAAGTTTAGTGATCTTTTGGTAAGATCTCTTTTGGGTAAGGGAGATTCTCTTGTTATCAGAGAAACTCCAACCAACTACTAAATAATGCAATTAATTTTCAGTCCTATGGACAACATTCAACAACATATTGAACATGATAAAAAAATCCTTGATGATCCTATGATTTCACCACAAACCCGTCGTCATACTGCTGAAGAACTTGAGCAGCTTGAATCATATCGTCAAAATCATCCAGAAGATGATCATGATCCAACACCACTTGAACTTTACTGTGAACTACATCCTGATGCCCTAGAGTGTAGAATGTATGACGACTGAGACCACTTTAAAGAGTGGCACAAGGGGTCTCCTGGTTGTCTGGGAGACCCCTTATAATATGTGAACATTCAGCAAATTCAAATGACTGATTATCTAGACCGCAATCTCCTTCCGCTTATTTTTTCTATTAACCCAGCTGATAATGATAGTGACATTATTCAATGTCTTGGGGGAGATGATGACATTGTTTCACAACAATCTCTGGTAATTAAATTTGGCATTAAAATGGAGGATTTTGGAAATATAGTAATTTCTGATGTTACTAAAAATCTTCTTGAAGACAATAACTATGTGATTATTGATGGAAAAAAACGTCAAGTAGATCATCTTTTTGTTACAAAAGGAGGTGTTGTTTGTTACTGCGAAGCCAAATGTAGCTTTAAATTTGACAGTGAAAAAATAAAGGCTAGTAATGAAAAGGTTAAACTTCTAGCAGAAACTTTTGGGAATATTATGCCGCCTATTTATTTTACTCCTGTTAGAAGAGTACCAAGGAGGAGTGATATTTTGAAATTTCAAAAAGAGGGAATTATGGCTGGTGGTATGGAATGGCTTTCTGAACAAATTGATCTTCCTTTTTCTTTGGACGAATATTTTAATTATCTTAAAGATGTATGTGGTCCTATCATGGAAGAAAAAGGTTTAATTCTCAAAAATGCAAACAAATGATGTTAAAACCTATAATTAAGTATCAGGGAGGGAAATCTAAAGAACTCCCAATAATAAAACAGATGCTGACATCACAGATCAATAGGGTTGTAGAACCCTTCTGTGGTGGTGCTGCTGTTTCATTTGGATTAGGACATTTCTCACTTATGAGTGACATTAATCGTGATGTCATTAACTTATATTCTGTGGTTGCAAATGATACCCTTTATTCTAAGTTACAAAGGCGTGTGAATGAACTAAAATCATTAGATCACGATGATCTTGAAAAGGAATACTATCAAGCAAGAGATATTATAAATCAAGACTTTAAAGATACATGTAATTATGATAAAGCCTTGTCATATGTAATTGTAAGACAGTTATGTTTCTCTGGAATGGAAAGGTATAATTCAAATGGAAAGTTTAATGTTCCATTTGGGCATTACAAACGCTTTTCCTGCAACTTATCTGCAGATCATCATAACTTTTTAAAAACCAAATGTGTTTTTAGGTATGGTTCTTTTGTGGATTTGTTTGATCAAATCAATCAAGATGATTTCATTTTTATTGATCCCCCATACTTAGAGCGTCTTGGTTATACTGAAGGTGATGGTGGTTTGAAGCTACATGAAGATCTTTTAAGTTGCTTGAAGGCAACATCCGCAAACTGGATGATCGTTCATTCTGATCATGAGTTTTATCGTGAGAATTACAAGGAGTTTAATATTATTGAAAAAGACTTTATGTATGCCCAAAGATTTGGCAAAAATAAAGACCATTCTGGAGCACAAGTACAGCATCTTTATATCACAAATTACGAAACCACTGGGACACTTGGAGAACTGGCACAAGATGCTTCCAACCCCCTGCTGGATGCCCTATACTAACGAAGTAGTCAAGAAACACACATGGCAACTCGCTCTCGCATCGGCATCCAACTCACCGATGGTTCTGTTCTTTCGGCCTATCATCATTGGGATTCGTATCCCGAATGGCTTGGTAAAACTCTGAAAACTCATTACAACAGCAGGGAACTTGCCACCGAATTGATTGATGGTGGTAGTATGTCTTGCTGCTGGACTGAAGACCGCTGGGATGATAGTGCCGATGGTTCTTTTGGTCCTCAATACTACTCTCAGCGTGGTGAAGATTGCCCACCTCGCCATGATGATACTTTGAAAGAGTATCTGTCGAATGGTGAAGAGTATGCCTACATCTACACTCAAGATGATGAGTGGGTGTGCTATGATCTTCACGGCGACCTGCCTGAGCAGGTCGAAATCCCCTCTCCCCTTCTTCATGTAGGTTGATTATGGAAATCAATGAAACCCCTGTGACAATTGAATACACGATGGAAGAACATGAGCTTCTGAATGACATTCTAAATCTTGAAATGGATGCTATGGATGTTGTTCTTTGTGGTGAAATGCACAGTCTTCCGAAAGATTGTCAAATTCGCATTCGCTATGAACTTCTGGAAGCTATGAGGCAGCGTTCGCTTCAACTTTGGTCTAATCGTTTTGGAGTGGAGTCTTGATTCAAATTCTTCGTCGCACAATCAAAGGAATGGGTTATCTTGAATCCTGTGGGGATCATCCTGGAACTGCTCTTTTAATCGCCTTTCTTCTTATGGGTGGACTTGCAGGATTGAATAAAAGCAATGATTTTATGGGATTTGTAAAAGGTGCAGCATTCTGTAGTATTTTCATTGTTCCACTTTATCTGAATGGATGCTATGATCGTGGATTGATTGATGAAGTGGAACAACAAGAGAGGACACGCAAGCAACTGGCACAAGGGTCTCCCACAAACGACCAAGAACCCCTATACTAACAAGGTAATCAACAAAGACATGAAATTCTCTGAACTTGATTTTCAACCTCATCCTAATCCTAACTGGGATGGAGTGCAAGCAAAACACTTCTTTGGTAATGGATACGGTGTAAGTGTAATTAGAAGTTCTCATTCTTATGGTGGATCTGATGGACTTTATGAACTTGCAGTGGTAAAATGAACTGAAGATGACTGGAACATCTGCTACGATACTCACATCACCGAAGATGTCCTAGGACATCAAACAGAAGAGCAGATTGAGTCTGTTCTGAATGAAATTGAAAAACTTTGAGGTAAATTATGAGTTATTCTCCCAAATTCAAAAAAGGAGATGTTATTATCTCCAAACATGGTTCAAGACCCTCTGTTGTTATTACAGTAGCAAGGTCTGAGTGGGATAATTATGATGTGAAGTATCTTCATAATAATCGCACTAATTATTTTTACGGAAACAATCAAAACAATTACTACCTTTACGAGGATCTTGAAATGACAAATGTTAAAACTCTTTATTCTTTCACTAAAGTAGACGGCACCACTGGTTACGGTACTCACATCGGAACCAACAGTCAGAACAAGTATCTGATTGAAGAAAAGACTACTCATGAGATTCATGTTCTGAGCAAGAGTGATCTTGAGGAAGTTCTGCCTTACACCTTCAGCGTGGAAATGGAAGGTTCTGAGTATCACTATGTTGGTCAACCCGATACTGTTAAAGTTGGCGATCTTCTGCTGAACACTGAAGCAAAGAGCGTTCGCCTTGCTGTCGTAAAAGCACTGGATACGAAGGATAAAACTCCCCGTGCGAAGTTCAAAGGTCGTAAACTGGTAACTGTTGAAATCTGAACATGAAACCTATTCTTACAACTATCGGTGCTGGTGTTGGTGCAATCGCCCTTCTCTGGGCGGTTGCCTATCACGATCTGGTCTTCACTGCTTTCTTTGCTCCTAAGTTTGAGAATGTGCGAAGGAATACCTTTGAGCAATCAAAGTCCTTCCGTGATGGATCAATTCAAGAACTGCAAAACATGCAGTTTGAATATATCAAGGCAGATCCTGCACATAAAAAAGCACTGGCGGATGTGATTCGCCATCGTGCTGTTGAGGTTCCTGCCGACGCTATGCCTACTGATCTTCAATCCTTTATTGCAAATCTTCCTCAATGAAACGCATTCTTCCTATTGCTGCTCTTGCAGTTCTTGGTTTTAGTCTGACTGGTTGTGTTCTTCCTCCACCAACTTCGGATGAAACTCAACGAGCACAACAAGAGCGCATTCTTCAAGAAGGTTCTGCTCAAACTGGTATGCCTGCAATCAAGAACTTCCGTGAGCGTAAACTCATGAAGCAGATTCTTGAACTGCGGGATCAGGATGGTTTGGTGACTTATACCTACATCGTTTCTGAAATGACTGGTAAACTGGTCTTCTTCTGTGATTCGATTGGTTATGGTCTGCCTGCTGCAACTCAATATACCAATCCACAGAAGACTGAGTATAGTGGATCAACTGGTCTTACAACTCTTCCTCAGGCAGATCCGAATGGTCTGTTCTCTCCTTCCAGTGCGGAAGGTACTTGGGTGATGTGTACCGATCCCAGTGGAAGTGGTAAGACTCGCCCTGTTTATGTTGAACCTCGCATCGTCGTTTCTCCTTTCAAACTCTGATCATGTATAGGAATAAAGGATTCACTCTTGTAGAACTGATGATTGCTGTTGTAATTGGTGGCATTTTTATTGCGATTGGAGTTGGTGCGATGAAGGGACAATCTTTTATGCCTCATAAGGATTCTTGTCTCTCGCAAGGTGGCAAATATACTGAAGGTATGCAGTATGGTCGTTATACTCATCTTTGCACTTACAACTGAATTATGAAAGCATACAAGTTTGAACTCATTTGTTTTGATCCAAATGGAGACTGTGATTTGGATGATATGAAGTATGAATTGAGAAATCAAAAATACTTCTGTAGTAAAATTCATTCCATTCAATCTGTAGAAATTGGTGAATGGGACGACGATCATCCTCTGAATAACAGGGACAAATCAAAATACTTTATTCAAAATGCTGAGTGGACTAATGAATTATGATTACTAGGATCATCGGAGTAGGACTTGGAGTAGCAGTTCTACTTTACATTCTTCTTCTGAGAGGACTGCCCGTACTCTTCTTCATTAAGATGCTTCCTCTCATTTTCCTTCTACTTGTTGCTGCTGCGTTTATCTACGCAGGAGTAACCTCCGACTAATTGTTCCTTTACTTAATTCTTAACTATGTCTCTTGCTAAAATTGGTATCGGTGCTGGTGCTGTTGTTCTTGCAATCACTCTGACTGCTGGACAATTCACTACGATCAGCACTGGTGAAAATGGTCTTTATGTTGGTTTTGATGGTCAGGTGAAGAATGAGATTCTGACTCCTGGTATCAAATACGATGGTTTCGGTAGCATCAAAGTCTTCAACACTCGTAAGATCACTGTAACTGCAAATGATCTGCGTCCGAAGACGAAAGATAACACCATCATGAAAGAGATGGATGTGACTGTGACTTACAGCATCAATCCTACTTCTCTGTATGAGTTCTACACTGGTTATGATATTTCAAATCACAGTGTTACAAATGACGGACAGGTTCAACTTATGGCGAACTACATTTCCCGTCTGATTACTTCTGCTGTGAATCAGTCTGTAGATGAGTTTCCTGCTCTTTCTGTGAATAGCAATCTGGAGCAGATTCAGGACACCATCAAGAACAATCTTGGCGAAGCACTGAAGAAGAACGGTCTGGAAGGCAAGATCACGGTTGATTCCATCATCGTGGGCAAGGCAGACCTTCCTGACGATCTGGTTGCTTCTGTGAACCGTGTGGTTGCTGCTCAGAGTGCAAATAAGGAGCAGCAGGTACGAACTGAGACTGCACAACTGAAAGCAGAAGAAAATAAGGCACTGGCATCTACTGTGAGTGCTCAATCGCTGGAATATCAGCGAAATGAGATTCTGAAAGCAGCATTCCAAAATGGTAGCATTCAGAAGATTCTGATTGTGAACGGCACTCCTCTTCAGTTCTTCCCTACTGATAAGTGAGACACTAGGCACCTTAGGGATCCCTAAGGTGCCTTATACTACTCTAAACTAACCAAACAAAATGATTGAACTGATTGCGAGCACCATTATTGCCAGTGCATCCACAAGGGATGCCTCTGAAGACATTAACCGCTTTTGTGCCTATGTCGTTGGTATTCCTTATGCAAGCGATAACTTCACTGATGAAGAATGGAAACGATTTAAATTCTGTAGAGACACACTGAGCCAATGAACTTAACTGAACTGATTGAAGACTTTACTGAAACTGAAGAGTATGATGAGCAAGTTCAAGATTGGATGGGACACTTAGAGAGTGATGACTTCTATGTGCCAGATCATGAACTGGTCTACTGAAGCTCGTAGGGCGTCCCTGATGCCCTACAATACTTTCATACACACAGAGGAATTCTCCGAATGACCACCACGACCTTTGCCGAGTACGCTGCCCAACAGGAAGCCCGCAACGACATTGCTCTCGCTGTTCTGGGCCATACGCTTGCTCTCTGTGAGGCTCTGCGTAATAACTACATTAAATACTCCATTCGGATGCATGAGGGTCATGTGGACCGAATTGGTGCCACTCGTCCTGAGGATCTGGAGTATCGCAACGCTGCTCTTGAGAAGCTCAAGCAGGGCATTTCTCCTGTTGATTTTGTGATTGAAACTGGTCGCAAGTATCATAAAATCATCTTCGTTGATGGTGGCGGCAATCGTTCTTGCCATGCTTTTGTGAACAAGAAGACTGGTGAAGTCTACAAGTCTGCAAGCTGGAGTGCTCCTGCCAAAGGTATTCGCTATGATCTTCGCCTGATCTCCGATCGTGAGTGGCTGCTGGAAAATGCAGACTGGGCTGGTGGTTATCTTTACCGAAAGTGAATTGCATGAAAAAATTCATTCTTATTCTCTCAGTGCTTCTTTTTCCAGTCAAGTGTCAAGCAATTACTTGGAATCAGTTCTGGGCACCATTTGAACATCGTCCTTATTACTATTCCCCCTATCAAACTCCATACATTCCGATGTGTCAGAGAGAAATTGTTCACACTGAGTATGTTCCTGCAAACTACTGGAATCCATCTTATGTGAGAGTTTGGTCTGAGTGGGTTCGTGTTCCTTGCAATTACTGAAAAATCTATGCTTACCGATCTTTGGTATCAATTTTACTATATTCTTCAGCGGGATGCTCCTGAATACATGGACGAATATCTGGAGAATACTGCTGCTAAACTTGAAATTCCTGTTGATTATCTCATTCAAGAGTTTCTGACTTGACAAATTCAAAACCTTATCTTAAAATAAAGGAGTAATTTACACAACACAATGAAATATCTGTACATTGTTGACTACTGGGTTCCGTTTCCTTCATCTGAATATGGTGGAATTATCAATCTGATTGCTGAATCCGACACAGAAGCCTTTGAAATTCTTTCTGCCGAAGATCTGTTTGATGATAGGTATACAGATCGAATTATGGAACGAGTCGTCAATGCTCAACGATTTCAACTTGCAGAAGATTTTGAGTCTGGACTTTTGGAGGCATTTACGATATGACGCAACTTTATCGAATTGAAGAGAAATTTACAAATGGATGGCAATTGATTGATGAACACGCAACAAAACTGACCAAGGAAGAGTGCCAAAGAAAGCTAGAGGCTTATATTATTGAAGGATATAATCCAGCTTATCTACGAGCAGTTCCTGATGTTGAATGAATTATCTTCCAGAAATAAACGATTATGTCAAATGGGAAGACAATCTTGAAGGATGGGTCTATTTTAAATGTGAGAACTACATTACAATTGAACAGTCAGTTCAACTGAAATCTCCAGAAAATTATCAGGCTTGTCCTCTTCATCGTAATGAAAGATTGTTAGTTTTATGTTATGAACATCAATGGAAACAATTGAATAAGATAGGCTACCGAAAGAATAAATATTCTGTAGAAATACTTAACACAGAAGACAGTGAAGACATTCAAACAGTTTCAAGAGCAAATGGCACCTCTAAAATCAATTCATGTCATTGATACCCGAACTCCTGCAGATAAAGTAAGAGATCTACAATTACAGAGAAGAAATCTACCAACAAATAATGATAAAAAAGCATGAAAGAATGTGGAGATGGTGGGCGAAGGCATTAGGTGAAAAACCCTCAAAGTGTGATAGAGAGTCTGATATCATCGCTCTCATTCGCACTTTTATTTTTGTCTCTTATCTGACTACAAATCTTTTTATTATTGCTAATACTATTCGACACTGGAATGACAATCATCAAGTATCAAGTTCACTACATTCGCCAAAAGAAGAAAAAAACAACAAAACAAGTCGCAGGAGATTTTATTCAGATTGAAGATGCCATCTGGTATGAAAATCAAATGAAACTGCAAGGTCATACAAATATTGAAATTATTCCAGTTTTATAAATACCTAAAAAGTATTTTAAAAAATGGACAGAAACATTACAACAGATTTGGTAGAGGCTTATGCTTCCATCTATTCTTCTCAAGAAGAATCACAATTTCTTTCTGAAGACTATGACTATGATGATGAAGAAGTTCTATTAGACGAATGTTATATTGCAGCACAATACTTCGCTGAGCAAGGACTGAATGAGTATGGAGTTGAAGCTCTGATTGAAGAATTGGGACTGAATGAGTTTGTAGATTATGTCTGTGAAATTGTTGATGAATACACTCTGACCGAAGCAAGAAGAGGTCCAGGTGGAACACAGGTCAGAATTGAACCTGTGACAGATAAGGGTAAGCCGTATAAGGGAGGAAAACCAACCAAGGCAGGATTAAAAAGACTTCGTGCTCTCAAAGCGGCAAGACAGGAAGGTGAAGAGAAAGCATCTGCATCAAGACCATCTGGAATGAGAGCAGCACTTCACAGTCAATCTAACACTGCTGCTGATGCAAAAAAAGGCCCATCGGTTGTGGATCGTATTGCAGGTGCTGTTCGCTCTGGTGTTGAAAGACATAACAAGGCGATGAACACTGCTGGTGAGGTTGCTAAAGTTGCAGGAAAGGCAGCAGGATTGATTGGAAAGCATGTTCTTAAGCCTGCTGCTGCTGGTTTCTTTGGAACTCTAAGTGGTGCTGGTCATGTTGCAGCAAAAGGACTGAAGAAAGAAGAAGTTGAATATCTTCTCTATTATTTGATGACTGAAGGTTATGCCTCTACTGCGGAGGATGCGATCATCATTCTTGAGAACATGAGTGATTTGTGGGTGAATACTGTTCTTACTGAAGCCTATCAAAACTGAGGACGTAATTTAATCTCATCATTCAAAAGAAGGGCTCATTACCCTTCTTTTTTTATGCGTAGAACCAATAATATTTTTTATAAGAGTACTTATGAGGGTTTCGTAGACTATTTTGTATTCCACTTAAATTAGTAGTTCCAAATGCTCTACTGGCTTCACTAATACTATCAAAATATATCTCTTCCCAAGTTATTTTATGTACTCCTTTTATTGGTGTTTTATTTGATGTAGGATCTAATCTTCTCCATCTGTATCCAAATGCTTTAGTCCCATTTTTAACTGCTTCGTGAATATTTGAATTTGCCTTTTTATCACCAGCCACTTCTAAAGCAGCAGCCGTAAAACTTTCCCATATTTTTTCTTCACCAGTTTCTACATTAATTCCTAATACTCTTTTTGCTGTATGTTTTCCATTACCTCTGTTTTCTTTTAACATAAACCCAAAAGGTTCTTTTCTTTTCAAGTGACTTTGTTTTATTTTATCATTCCATTCATCAGTTCTTTTTTCTAACATAGCATTAGATACTGCTACTGATACTCTTTCTTCAAACTTCTCACTTAGAATTGTATTTTTACCACCAATCGTAGAATTGTATCCACCATCATCTTCAAAAGATTTGTAGTGTTGTATCCAATATTGTTCTTTTTCATCTAATAAATTTTCATTACATTCATCTATTTGCTTAATTGTAAATTTACCTATACCATATTTTCTAAATGCTTCATGTAATGGACATGATGACATTCTATTTGTTTCTGCGATGTGTTCTTGCCATCTTTTATTCATAGTCTTTTTTGTTTGACCAACATACTTGCATCCATTCTCTTTGTTGGTAATCAAGTAAATGATTCCTTGTGCCATATGAATATAAAACTCTATTCATTATGTATAAAACAACACATGTATCACATAAAACATTATACAAAATAGTAAGATTGCTATATTATTTGTGAATATATGTGAAAATATATGTTATCGAATTATAACAATCTGTGGAAAACCTGTGGAAAAGTATTATTTTATGTGGAAAACTTAATCTTATGTTTAATATTCTTAAGAACTTATAAATGACTTTTAATGTGTCTGGGTCTTGTGTTTAATATTCTTAAGAACTTATAAATGTCCGATCTTTATATCTTTATAATCTTATAAACGTCTGATTCTTAAGCAAGTTAGGCCAGTTTACCATAAGACCCGCAGTTTGTCAAGCCCCACGGCCCCAAAAACCCATAAGAACCCCTAATACTCCCAGCCTCTTGACGCCCCGTGGCTTCCCGTGCTATGATCTAGTCGAGATATGCACAGCAATCTAGTCGAGACCTGCAATCTGGACTAGATCTGCATATATACTCTCATGATCTCGACGAGAACACACAGCAACAAGACTTGCATCTCGTCGAGAAACATGCTACACTTCTAGTTCACTCACATCTCGACGAGGCTTATGTACGACGATTACGATCTAGACTACACATGCTACAACGATCATTCTTATGATCTAGACGGGGAACCTGCACTAGATTCATATGATCTAGATGAGGATTATGAGCGAGATTCACATGACTATCAAGATCTTGCATATCGCCATTACGCATGAGAAGAACTATGTTAGCACAGAAGCGCCTAGTACGAGTAACACTTGACATAGAGTGTTATGATGACCTAGATGTAGAGTGTATGAATTGGAAAGATATATTACAACTCGAAGGGGACGAGGATGTTCATTCTACGGTCAAGGAGTACGACCCCTTCATGTAAGTGTGCCAGTTTAAAGATTGGCCTTTATAAATAAAACAACATTACATTATGAGGGCTAGAGTTTATCCTGTCTCTAGAATAACAAAACAGGACATAATAAAACTGTGACTAATAAGAATAATTTAAAACCAGGACGATTCCTGATAGGTACTTAATGTCTTTAAGTCTTATCACTTAGGAGTCATATTTTGCTGTCTAAGCATAATAATGTGCCAATTGGGACAGTGGCACAAGACCCCCTGGACCAGAGCACTTGCATCGGTTATGTTGGGTTCGTCCTTCAAACACCACCGATGCGAACTGTTTCTGTTCATCCCGAAAAAAGCATTCGTTTCACCAAACATGCTAAGACTTGGTGCATCATTCTCAACAACTACAAGAGAATGTATCCCCAACGTTCTTTTGCACAAGCAGCACAAGAACTGAATATTAGTGAGACCAGTGCTCGTAGGTATTACTATGGAATGCACCAGTTTGATGCTGGTTTTCGTGGAATTTCTTATAATCAGGTTCGTCGGGGAGCTTGCTGCCCAATCTGACAACTGGCACAAGGCTCCTGGACCAGAGCACTTGCATCGGATACATTAGACCTGTCCTGAACACCCCACCTCATGAAGACCTACCGAATTCTTGTGGAAACCAACGATGGTTGTCAGACCATTTGGTATGAGAACTCCAAGGCCAAGAAGGCTCCTACACTCATTTGTGAGCGAGTGAGCAAGCAGCTTTGTGGCCTGAATCTCAAGCGAGTGGAAGTGGACCTCAGTGTGCCGATGGCCTAAGTGGCACAAGGGGTCCACAGAGGCCCCATTCACCCTGCTACATTAGATCTGTTCAAACGACATCACCCCATGAACACCACCTATCGAGTCATCGGCTTCGGCACCAACGAGCACGGTTTCTTTAATCAATTTGCCTACACTTCAAGCATCGGTTATGCCTGTGGCTTCTATGATGCTCATCTGCATGATCCTGAGATGGATGGTGCTGTGATCATTCGGGTCCGTCATGAGGATTGGGAAGTGATTCAAGAGTTTGGCATGGAGGACAAGAGCGTCGTCTGTGGCCCTGTAGGCAACTTTAAGGTTGAAATGGCTCCTAGCCTTGTGATGGTCTGACAACTGGCACACGGGGGCTTCCAGGCCCCTCTCCGTGGCCTTATGATTACTTCGTTCACTCAACACCTCCATCATGTACCACACTCTCTCCGAACTTCGCCAATCTGTTGATCGTCTGATTGCAGAACAGGGGGCGAATGCTCCTTGTGCATCGTTCATCTTTACTCAAGAAGATGTATTCTACTATCCGAAGAATGAGGATGGATTTCCTGATTTGGACAATCCAACAAATCTGAATGCGGATGACACTGATGAGGTGTTGGTGGATGTTGGTGGATGTGATTGGATCTATGAGCAGATCCTGGAAGTGATTGAGGATTCTGTCAAGAGCCAGGTTCGAAAGAGTGCCAGTGTCTGAACTGGCACACCACCCCTTTCCAAGCCCCATCATTCCTGCTACATTACATTCGTCCCTGAGGAACCCAACCATGCTGACTGGCAACGACCTTCTGACTAAGATTGATGAACTGCGGGCTGAGCATCCTGCCATCACCAACACTGAGCTTGTGATGCAGTGTGGTTTTGTCAAGGAGAATGGCAAGGCTGCCTATACGGACTTCTACACTGAACTTCTGGCCGCCAAGGGTCTCAATGAGCCTGAAGATGAAGTGTCTGATGAGAACAAGGAACTCTATGATCAACTGTGTGAGTCTCATTCTCAGGGTGCTGTGGATGCCTTCATCGAACTCTATGATGAGGACAGCCTGAGCGACTTTGAGGAGGCTTATGTCGGACAGTATAACTCCGAAGCTGCATTTGCTGAGGATTATGCTGAAATGTATGGTGAGCAGATTCCTTCCTGGATTGTAGTGGACTGGCAGGCTACTTGGGACAGCAGTCTTCGCTTTGATTATGATGAGCAGGACGGGTATTTCTTCAGGTCTTGCTGACCTGAAAGAGGAAAAAGTTAGCCTCTGGTGGAAAAAGTTACTTCTGTGGTGATATCATATATTCATAGGTTTGTGGGTTAAAGCAATAAGAGAGGGAGTGAGGACCCTCTCTTTTTTTTATCTAGACTAGATACGCATATCAATCTAGACTAGACATACACACAACTCGACTAGATCATATCATACATTCATTCATCTAGTTACAATCATCTAGTTCACATATCAACTAGATTCATTCATCTAGTTTACATATACAGTCTAGATGTGCAAGAATGTGTATTCATATTTCATCTAGTTACTCTACTGGCGGGCCTAGAGTTCGTTTTATGTGCAAGAATATGTGCTTCACCCCTAGCTCACCCCTACCCAGACCCGTATATGTGTCTTTAATGTATATCTTATAGATTGTATCATATATGTACCCTATGTGTCTTATATGTGTCTTATATGTCTTTAAGTATCTTTAAGACTCTATATCTCATCCTTCATCGTTAACAAACCTAGTCTACTGTACTTTGAGACCATTGTCAAGCCCCTAGTGTGACAGTTGAGACAGTGGCACAAGAGGCACTCCAGATCCTGATGGGGTGCCCTAAGATTAACAAGTCAACCACCGAACTTCATCTAATGTCTAAGATTGTCTATGTCACTGTTAAAGTTGAGATTCATGATGATGCAGATTCTTATGAGTCCATTGAAAATTGTGACTATTCTTTCCTTGGTGATGGTATCATAGACACTGAGATTGTTGCAATTTCTGATAAGAAATGACATTGCAGAGATTGATGCACTGCAAGCCAAAGTGAAAGCTCTCATGTGACACTCTGATAACTGGCACAAGAGGCACTCCAGATCCTGATGGGGTGCCTTATGATTACAAAGTCAACCAAACAACACCAACTTCAATGTTTTACACTCATTCCAGTTATTGTGCATCTTGTGAAGTCGCTGAAGACTTCAATCTGGATGAGTACCTGACTGCTCTGACGGATTTCATTGGTAATCACATTGAGGATCTGCCCAATGATCTTCAGGATGCTTTTGGTGATTATGACCACGAAGACACCATGAAAAGTCTGTCAAACTACATTCGCCTTTCTGGTGGCAAACTTCTGGTGGAGTTTGCCAGTGAAGAATCCAACGGTGATGTTGGAGTCTGGGATTGGTTGTGTGATCAGATTCGCCAAGATGTGATGACTTCACCTTTCATGACGATGAACTATGCAACTGATGATTCTCACAGTGGCATGGAATGTGGTATCTCATACTACCTGAAGGATGGACGATTCATTGGTTCTGATGATGTGTTTGGTATCCTGGAACAGTACATCAAGATGAGTGCATGACACTCTGAGAACTGGCACAAGGGCACTGGACATTCCCTCCGTGCCCTGCTACATTACATTCGTACCTGAGGGAAGCCGATGTCTACTCCCAACTGGCAACACAACTCTGGGAAGCAGAAGCGGACCAAGGGTCAATCCAAGGGCAAAATCAAAGCCCGCAAACAAGCACTTCAACACATCAAAAGGAAGTTCAATCATGCTTAGCACTCAATCTGCCCGCTGTGAACTCATGGATCTGGGTGATGAGTTCGGCCCTGGTCGAGTTCTTGAGGAACTGGTGATGTATCTCTCTGAGGATGATTGTGGGGACTTTATGTCTCATGTTCGTCGGATGTGGGATCTTGACACCTACGAAGATCCCGAAGAGGACGAAGAGGACGACTGAGCAACTGGAACAAGGGGGCCTCACAGGCCCCCGATCACCCGCTATGATTGACAAGTCAACCGCAAACGACACCCCATGCTTTACGCAACCACATCCTCTGTTCATGATTACTCTGGACATGTCAATCAAGAGGCATTGGCAACGAATCTCAACAAATACTATTACGAAGTCACCAAAATCCAAGCAGATGGTGATGAACTTGTGAAGTGTTGTGAGATTTTGGGTCGGCAACTTCCCAAGCGTCGTGTCTACACCTTTCTGGGCACCAATGCTCAGGAAATCGCAAGGAACTGGGACACCAAGTAAACTGGCACAAGGGGAATGGCAGCGCCCGAAAGACTGCCCTACACTTTATTCGTTCACCTGAGGAGCACTTCCATGTTTGATGAACTCTGGTCTGAGATTCAAGATTCTGATGGTGAAATCTTCAATCTCAACATTCCCGAACTTCGGGAAGATAACAGCTTTGATTTTGATGACTACATTGCCGCTGATTACGATTACTGAAATGACACCTGACACCTACACTTTCACTGGCGATGCTGTTACCTTCCTTGGCTTGGTTGGTGTTGCTTCAACGCTTCTCATTGTGGTTACTGCCTTTCGTCGGTTCTATCGCAGTCCTCTCAACATTCGTGTGCCAGTGACAAAAGTGGCACAAGAACTCGACGAGAACCTTGACAGTCTTTCGGATGTGAACTAGACTAGATCATCATCTAGATCACACATCATCTAGATCACACATCATCTAGATCACACATCATCTAGATTCACATCTAGATCACATACACAACTAGATTCACAAGCGGGGGTGAAGCATCCCGCTCAAAACACTTCACTCAAAACGTTACCTATTTCATTATACATTATGTTCAAGTTCTCTAGTTCCGCTATCGAATCCATCTCTGATCTCGACGGCAATCAAGTGCAAATCACGTTCAATGGTGGGCGTGAGTATACCTACACTGTTACCAATCCTGACACCTTTGTTGAGGATCTCAACATGGTGATCGAGAATGAAGATTCTGTGGGTAAGTTTGTCAATCTTGCCATCCGTGGTGAGGATCTGATCCTGGCCTGAGCCAGTTAGACTACTGGCACACTAGGGGGCCATTGTGCCCCCTTTCATGCCCTATTCTGTGACAGTCGCCAAACCAATCATGCAAACTGCATTCGTTACAGCAAAGTCCAGAAAGGCGAAGAATCGCCTAGCTAACCTCATGGCAAATGAGAATGAGGTTATAGTTGAAAAGACCAAAGATGGGCAAGCATTTCTTACATCCATGAATCGCAACTACCATTTTTGGGTTAGCCTTACTGGCGACAAAGATTGGCAGATTGAACTATAGTGTGCCAGTCTGACCACTGGCACAGGGGGGCTTCACAGGCCCCCCTTCTGCTGCCATACTAGGTTCATCGTTCAGCCCCCCACCGATGGCTCACACCGATTCAATCCTCGCCACCTACTTTCAGGCTAACGTTCTGGACCGCCAGAATGGCATGGGATGGTACAACAACGCCCACTCTGTTACTTTGACATTGGGCGATAAGTATGGGGTCCATTCTGACATCGTGGCTGGCGTGATTGCGGCCCTGTCTCCTAACAACAAATGGGAGTCAAATGTAATCGACGCTGAGATCATGCTGCGAGCATGGGCAGCAGACATTAACTACAATCACGTTAAAGTTGCCACCTATTCTCTCAACAAATGGAAGGCGGGAACTATTCTGGATCGCCAGGCCAATCGTGACGACATTTTTAACATTCTGCGTGGCAACAAAACGATTGCATTTTTCCTGTGCATTGCATCCAACGGTGTAAGCGACACTCCCTGCATTGACGGCCACGCCTATAACGTTTGGAACGGCACGGTTTCTAATCTTAAGGAGGTGCCGTCAATGAGTGATAAAACCTACCGCATCATTCAAGATGCCTACCGTGACGCCGCTAAGATTATCTCAACCGTCACGGGCCAGTATCATTCAGCGGCGCAAGTTCAGGCTGTGACGTGGGTAGCCTATCGCCGCATTCATAAGGGGCTTGTGTGATACCTAATGGGGGCCAATTCTGGCCCCTTTTTTATACTTTTTTTACATTATTTTATGGCAGGTTCAGTGGCGACTTTTTTCATCATCAAGGCTACCCCGCCTCTCCTTCGATTGTCCCCTTATCATAGAGCATGGGACAGCCCTTCCGTGGTCAGTCTGTGCCACTTGTGCCAGTGGCACACTGAGAGGCGACAGCCCCCCTACCTTCCCCCTATACTGTAGAAGTCAACCACACGACACCCGATCATGACCCAGCAGCAACTTCTCCAGCAGGCTCGCAACGTGCTCACCGCCACGGTCAACGACCACGGCCGCCACTGCCTGAAGACTGCCGCCATCGCCCACGGGCGGACCCCTGAGGCCGCCCGTAAGGCTAGCACCATGCGCCTGGCCCTGTGGGTCAGCAAGGGCACTAGCGCCATCTGAGCCACTGGCACACGGGGGGCTCACGCCCCCCTGGCCCATCTGCTACACTGAACCAGTCAACCAAAGGGAACCACCCCATGACCGCCCAGACTTTCACCATCCGCTATCAGTCCCCCTACGGCTCCTGTGAATGGCGTGAGCAGACCTTCTCCACACGGGAGAAGGCTGAGAGCATGGCCGCCTTCTACCGCTCCTGTGGCAGCCCTGCTGAGCTTGTGCGGGTCACGCCAGTCTGCTGATCTGCTACACTATGGGAACGGCAGCGCCTCAAAGACTGCCACCCCCTAACCCCCTTTCTTTTCCTGTCATGACCACGATCGACGCTCAGACCCTGATCCGCAAGGCCGCCAACGGCGCTCAGATTCTGGCCTTTCTGGAGGTGATCGCCGCAGCCGCAGCCGCTGGCACTCTGGAGGCCCCTGAGGAGGCCCCTGAGGCCGACTACAGCGACGATGAGGCCGACGATGAGGCCGACTACAGCGATGGTGAGCATGATCTGGCCTTCTGAGGCCAGCAGGGAGCCGCAAGGGCTCCCGCCCATCTGCTATACTGTAGAAGTCAACCGCAAGGGACCATCATGGGCCGCTACGATCTCACCCCTGAAGAGCGCCGCATCATCGCTGAGGCTACGCCTGAAGAATTGGCCGCTGCTGCTGCCGATCTTGTGCAGGATGGTCAATTCTGGCGGGAGCTGGGGGCCACCATCGTCCAGGGTTTCTGTACTGGTTTCCTTCGCGGTTTGGACCGCTGATCTGCTACACTGAACCAGTCAACCGCTCCCGCTCCTGATGCTGCCCTACGAAACCGACCACGACAGCGAGCCCACCCCTGAGGCCATCGCCCTGATGCTGGCCACGATCTGCTGGCAGGATGACATGCTGATCCCCCTGCCTGTGGTCGCCTGAGCCACTGGCACACGGGAGCCTTGCGGCTCCCTCTCCTGGCCCTATACTGTAGAAGTCAACCACAGGGACACCCCATGACCAAGGTCTACGCTGTGATCGGTGGCTTCGATTACGAAGGCCAGCACTTCGCTTCCCTTCGCCTGTTTGATTGTGAGTCTGCCGCCGAAGCCTATCGGATCAGCCTGCTGAAGGGTCAGGGCTACGATTACGCTCTGATGGACACCCGTGAGGTGTGCATGGAATCCGCTCTGGCCGCCTGAGCCACTGGCACACGGGGGGCCGCTGAGCCCCTACGGGGGAGCCTACGGGCTCCCCCTGTGCTACAATGATCCAGTCAACCGCAAGGGACACCATGCGAGCCCTGACCAGCTCCCGTTCCGCCTCCTTTCACCGTCAGACCATGCTGAAGCTCACCATCGCCGCCGTGCTACTCTGGCTCCTGTGGGAACCGATCCGCCCCGTCCGCACTGTGACGGCTGAGCTACTGCACACTGGTGCCGATCTGATCGCCCGCTGATCTGCTACAATACACAAGTCAACCAAAGGGAACCACCCCATGACCTTCGCTTTCACCGACGCCGCTCAGATCGAAGACGACAGCGACTTCTGGACCTCTGAGGCCATCGACCAGTACCTCAGCGAGTGCGAGCCCGATTGCGACGACAGCGACGACGGCTACGCTCTGGCCTCCGCTGGCTGGGGGACCGATGAGGATTACGGCTGCGCCGCCGACTTCTGAGGCCAGCAGGGAGCCCGCAAGGGCTCCCACACTCCAGCCCCTTTCTGTGCTACACTGATCCAGTCAACCACCGACACCCCGACCATGATCACCGCCACCATCATCAGCCCCGTCACCGCTGAAGCCGTGGCCTGCCTGGGGCACTCTGTCTACAGCAGCGCCATGCGCTGCTGGGCTTTGGTCGTCAACAACGACAATGATCCCGAGCTGCTCGTTTTGTTCCGCGAGGGCGGGACTGTCTACCGCTACGCTTTCAAGGATTGGGCCGCTGCCCGTGAGTGGGACGCCATCCGCCACGATGAGCAGTGGGCCGCCGATGAGGAGGCCGAGCCCATGTCTTGGGGTCGCTGCTTCCATGCCTTTCTGAGGGAAGGGCTGATCCTGCCCATCGCCGCCTGAGGCCCTACGGGAGGGGACTGGCGTCCCCTCCCATTCGTTAGTCTCATTCGTTCCATTCGTTCTCATTCGTTCTATTCGTAATGGCCATCTTCTCTGCGTGCTGTGACATTCGTACCCGCCAGCTTTCGTGGGTTGGGCGTGATGTTGAGACGGGTGAACTAGATTCGCCTTTCGCTATGTCTTCGGCAACGATTGCGGCACAGTACGCGAAGGCTTATGCGTCTGATGTTCGTGTTCACAAATGGGCCGAAGATCGCTGAGGTTCGTGATAACAATGCCCCGCCATTCGTGGGGCATTTATTATATTCGTGTATTCGTGATTCGTAGTATATTCGTTCGTTCGTGATTCGCAGTCTGGCGCCTATTTCTTATAGCGGGGGGCGGGGGCGTGTTTATAAAAACCATAACTACCCTAAGCTATAAACGACCCAGATCGAGCAAGTAATATAAAACTCCATTTTAAAAAAATTTCTCCCCTATATAAAAGCAAAAATAACTTTTTTATATACGAAAGATGAAAAAAAATTCCCAGAATATTTTTGAGCCCGTAGAGATTGATCCAATCAGCGGCGAGTACTACATCAAAATTCCAGAACAAATTATGAATGAACTGAACTGGTATGAGGATACAGAAATTCAATTTTTAATTGAGGGTAATGAAGTGGTTCTCTCCGAAAAACAGTCGAATTGACAAAGACTACATAATAGTGTATGATACTGAAGTAAACCGTACTATCTTATGGCTAAAGGATTTACAGTAAAGGCAAAAAGCCCAACAGCAGAACCCCAACAAGAATGGGACTATAATCTCGCAAAAGAGATGATTCGAGGAAAGTCAATCGTCTTCTGTCTTCCAGGAAGAGGAGTTTCCTACACATACTTAAAGAGCTTCGTTCAATTGTGTTTTGATCTTGTTCAGTCAGGAGCAAGTATTCAAATTTCACAAGATTATTCATCCATGGTGAATTTCGCAAGATGCAAATGTCTTGGCGCAAATGTTCTCAGAGGTCCTGACCAAATACCTTGGGATGGAAAACTCAATTATGATTGGCAACTTTGGATTGACAGTGATATTGTTTTTAACACCGAAAAATTCTTTCAATTGGTCTTAATGGACAAAGATATCGCTGCTGGTTGGTATGCTACGGAAGATGGCTTCACAACCTCAGTTGCTCATTGGCTCGATGAAGATGATTTCAGAGGTAATGGTGGAGTGATGAATCATGAAACCGTAGAAAGCATTTCAAAGCGTCGTAAACCATTTACAGTGGATTATACAGGCTTTGGATGGGTACTAATTAAAAATGGTGTTTTTGAGCATTCAGAAATGAAGTATCCTTGGTTTGCTCCAAAGATGCAAGTCTTTGAATCTGGAAGTGTTCAAGACATGTGTGGAGAGGACGTATCGTTCTGTTTGGATGCAAAAGAAGCAGGCTTTGAAATTTGGTGCGATCCTCGCATTCGGGTTGGTCACGAAAAGACAAGAATTATCTGATTGAATGGCTAACGAACACTATAATATTTTTCTGAAAGATGAATTACTTCATCACAATATCTCAGAAGAAGAATATTTCGATTTGATGGAGAATCTGTCAATTAATTATTATCAGACAGGTTCTCCAAAGCCTGAAGACCTTAGAACTGAAATTTTATTGGAGAATTAATTTATGGCAAAATCAAGCACTGGTGGTTTGAATAAAAACAGCTCTTATATTCCTGGGAAACCTAAGAAATCTCGTCAAGGAGATGGAGGTGGCACTAAGTATGCTGCCTCTTCTCGTAATAAAGCGCGAAAAAAGTATAGGGGACAAGGAAACTAATAACTTAAGGAAGCCTTCGGGCTTCTTTTTTTATGGCATAAATATATTTTTCAAATTTACGGCCTTGGAGCAATTTTCTATGGGTAAACACCTCCTTTTGGAGGTCTATAATGTCAATTTTGACCTTTTAAACGACACAATTTCTCTAGTAGAAACGATGAAGAGAGGAATTGAAAGGGCCAAAATGACGATTTTGAACGTTTATCCACATAAATTTGAGCCACAAGGCTGCACAATCGTCATTGCACTTGCAGAAAGTCATGTTTCTTGTCATTCTTGGCCAGAAGAAGGATGTATTTCAATCGACGTATATACATGTGGTGAAAAAAATCCCAAATTAATTGCACTTGAGCTATTAAAATACCTAGATTCTTATAATTATAGACTAAGAGAGCTAAATCGTTAAATAGGAATTAGGAGATAGCAACCTCCTTCATAAAAGTTCTGTTTTATTCACTAAAACAGGAGCTAAAATGTCCAATTTAAACGTCGATAGAGACAAAGAGTATATGTATTCAATGTGGGGAACCACTAGTTTGATCACAGACTATTCACAAAATCGTCCACAGAGAGTAATTCAAGAGATTATGCATGATACTGCACCGAAGCATAATTTCAAAAAACAACAAGATTTGCATGAAAAGATTCGAAATGACGAAGATTATGATGATTGGGAATATGGAACAGAGCCCAATTATGGTTCTTCCTGGAAACGATAATAAATAAAGAAAGAAATTCTATGTCCAAATGGCAATAACTAGGATATCTAGGTCTTTCAAAGATATTAGTTTATCCTTTGAACCTCATCCAGTCACTAAAGATTTACCAGTATTAAAAAATCAGAACGCAATTATACGTTCAATTCGGAATTTAGTTGAAACAATTCCTACTGAAAGATTTTTTAATCCCACTTTAGGATCAAATGTACGTTCAAGTTTATTTGAATTTGTAGATTTTGGTACTGCCTCAATTATTAGAGATCAGATTTTAAATGTAATCTCTAATTATGAACCAAGAGTAGCAAATGTATCTGTGAATGTAAACCCAAGTCCTGATACAAATGAATTTGAAGTGACTGTATCTTTTATAATTATAGGACAAGAATTCCCAATTCAAACATTCTCTTTCATATTAGAGGCAACAGGATAAAATGCCTTTTACTAAGTTTGCTAATTTAGATTTCGATCAAATTAAAACGTCGATTAAAGATTATCTTCGCTCAAATTCTAACTTTACTGATTTTGATTTTGAGGGATCTAACTTTTCAGTTTTAATTGATACTTTGGCATTTAATACTTATATTACTGCATTTAATTCAAATATGGTTGTCAATGAATCTTTTCTAGATTCAGCAACTTTAAGGGAAAATGTTGTCTCTCTGGCAAGAAATATTGGTTACGTTCCAAGGTCCAGAACTTGTTCATCTGCAGTAGTTTCCTTCACAGCAACTACTGCAGATAGTAACGTATCTACGCTTACATTGCAATCTGGATTAGTTTGTACTGGATCTGCAGGAAATAGTTCATATATTTTTTCCATTCCTGATAATGTTACTGCAACAGTAACACCATCTGCACCAAGAGGTACAAATATTGATGGTATTGCTACTTTTAATAATTTAGAAATTTTTCAGGGAACGTTCTTAAAAAAAGAATTTATTGTAAATGGATCATTAGATCAAAGATTTATTCTAGATAATTCTTTTATTGATGCATCAACAATAAGAGTTTATGTAAAAGGTCAAAGTGATATAGGAATTGGAAGACCTTATAAACTTGTAGATAATATCTTTCAAATTAATTCAACCTCTGAAATCTATTTGCTTCAAGAAGTTAAGGATGAAAAATACGAACTTCTTTTTGGAGATGGCATTTTTGGGAAAAAACTTGAAAATAATTCAGTAATTACAGTAACTTACATTGTTACCGATGGAATAGAGGGTAATGGTGCAAGTTCATTTAATTTTGCTGGCTCATTTTTAAAAGATCAGACTAATAATGTTGCAATTTTAAGTGATTCCATAACAGTTAATACAGTTCAGAATTCTCAGAATGGCTCTGATATTGAAAGTATTGATTCAATTAAAAGATTCGCTCCTCGCCTTTATTCATCTCAATATCGTGCAGTTACTGCAAAAGATTATGAAACCCTCATTAAATCTAAAATATATCCAAATACTGAGTCAATTTCTGTAGTAGGAGGAGAGGAACTTAGTCCTCCACAGTACGGGAAAGTTTTTATTAGCGTCAAACCAAAAAATGGAACATATCTTTCAGAGTTTAATAAACAGCAAATAAAAAACAAGCTTAAAGGTTATGGTGTTTCTGGCATCAATCCAGAAATTATAGACTTAAAAATACTCTATGTTGAAATTGATTCTTCAATTTATTATGATTATTCTAAAGTAGGTAGTGTAGAAGATTTAAGAACAAATGTAATTAATTCATTATCTATGTATGCAAAATCATCAGATTTAAATACTTTTGGCGGAAGATTTAAGTATAGTAAAATACTTCAAACAATTGACAATACAAATACTGCAATTACTTCAAATATTACAAAAGTTAGAATAAGAAGAGATTTAAAAGTCTTAATCAATTCTCCAACACAATATGATATTTGTTTTGGAAATAAATTCCACATTAATTCCGAAGGAAAAAATATAAAATCAACAGGATTTAAACTTTTTGGATTAACTGATAATCTATACTTTACAGATATACCAAATAAAAATTCAGACGGAACTTTAACAGGAAAAGGTACACTTGCAATAGTTAAAGAAATTCAAGTAACAACTGCTGGATCAACTAAAACAGAATATTCTGTTGTTTCACAATCTGCAGGAACTGTAGATTATGTAAATGGTGAAATACTTATAAATCAATTAAATATAACTTCTACAGATATACCAGAAAATATAATTGAAATTCAAGCATTTCCTGAATCTAATGATATTATTGGACTTAAAGATTTGTATTTAATTTTTAATATTGAAAAAAGTTCAATAAATATGGTAAAGGATGTTATTGCATCTGGCGATGATATATCTGGAGTAGTATTTTCTACTAGCGATTATTACAGATCAAGTTATTCAAATGGGGAACTAAAGAGGTTGTGATATGATACAAGAGGGTTTTGAATCCAGAGTAAAAGTACAACAAATAATTGATAGTCAATTACCAGAATTTATAATAGATGAAAGTCCAAAGGCTTCGGAATTTTTAAAGCAATATTATATTTCTCAAGAATATCAGGGTGGCACAATTGATATTTCTGATAATTTAGATCAATATTTAAAGTTAGATAACCTCACTCCAGAAGTTGTTGTTGGATTTACTTATCTAAGTGAAGAATCTGGATACTACGTTTCTCCAGAAGATGATGAAATTTTAGTAGATTCGACTAAAGGTTTTCCAGAAAAATATGGATTGCTTAAAATTGATGATGAAATAATTACATATACTCATAAAACAACAACTCAATTTTTAGGATGTATTCGTGGCTTTAGTGGAATAACAAACTATCATGATACTTTAGATTCTGAAGAGTTGGTTTTTCAAACCACCGAAGCAACAGCGCATACCAATACAGATTCATCTGGATATAGAACCAAAGTACAAAATTTAAGCTCATTATTTTTACAAGAATTTTATAAAAAAATTAAATATTCTTTAACAACAGATTTACAAAATAAAGATTTTGTACCTGAATTGAATGTTGGAAACTTTATAAAAGAAGCTAGAACACTGTATGAATCTAAAGGTACTGAAGAATCATTTAGAATTCTTTTCAATGTTTTGTTTGGAGAAACTCCAAAAATTATTAATCTTGAAGATTTTCTTATTAAACCATCCTCAGCAAATTACATCAGAAGATTAGTTGTAGTATCTGATGTAATTTCAGGGAATGCCTTAAATCTTCAAGGGCAAACTCTAACAAAAAGTACAGATCCAAACACAACAGCATCTATATCCGAAGTTGAAATAATTAAAAGAAAAAATAAAATATATTATAAACTTTTGCTTTTTGTTGGGTATGATAATTCATTTGAGCCAATAACTGGCACATTTGATATTACAGGAAGCACTAAAAACATAGAAATTGTAAATGTTGGAGAGACAACAATTATAGTAGATTCTACAATAGGATTTCCAGAATCTGGAGTTCTTTATGCTAACAATAATGTCATTACTTATACAAATAAAAGTATTAATCAATTTTTTAATTGTAACGGAATAAATTCTACAATTCCTACTGCATCCACAATTTTTTCAAATGAAACATATTATGGATATGAAAACGGAGATACTGATAAAAAAGTTGAATTAAGAATTACTGGCGTCTTATCAGATTATATTCCAATTGAAACAAATTCTGTACCAAGTATTGGTGAAAAAATTGGAGTAAAAAGTATAGGAAAAATTATTGAAAATCCAACTTCAGATAGAAATTATCAACAAATTTTTGCAAATAGTTGGATTTATAATACTAGTTCTAGATATGAAGTTACTGATAATTTTGTTTCTGGAAATACTAATCAAATTATTCTTAAAAGTAATATTGATAAATCTAGTTTAAAAGTTAAAGATACTATAGAATTATTATCTAGAAATAGTCAGCAAGTAATTAAATCTAATTTATCAGTAGAAGAAATTGATGGCAATCAGATTACTCTTAATGATTCTGTCAGTCTTTTTGTAGGGAAAAATTATGACATTAGAAGAAAGCTTAAAAATGCATCTAGTTCAAATATAGATTTAGAATTTGATAAAATAACTTCTGATATTCAAAACGTATATGATGGTAATGATTCATATATGTATGTTGCATCAAATTCTTTTCCATCATATGAAATTGATAAATCTTTATTTTCATATACAGCATCTAACGTTTCTGGCTATGATTCAGAAACAGATTTATACTCAAAGATTACTTTTAACAGTAAAATTTCATTTTTGAACGGTAGTGAGGTCTATTATAAACCTTCTGCTGATGCAATTAGTGGGTTAAAAGAAGGAATTTATTATGTTGAAATCTTTGAACATCAACAATATGATGAAATAAGATTATATGTTTCTAAGTCTGTAGTTGGCACTCAAAATTATTTAAATTTTGAAGGTTTAACTCCAGGAGATCATATTTTTATATTGAGTTCTCAAAAAGATGCAATTTTATCACCACAAAAAATATTAAGAAAATTTCCACTAAATGTCAATATTGGTGATGGAAAATCTGATGAAACTCCTGTAGGATCTACTGGAATGTTAATTAATGGAGTTGAAATTTATAACTATAAATCAAAAAATAAAATTTATTATGGACCTTTAAAAGAAGTTAATGTTTTAAATGCAGGAAAAAATTATGATGTTATAAATCCACCTGTTTTATCACCTTCTTATGGATCTGCTTTAATTCAACCAGTTGTAAGTGGTTCAATAGAAAAAATTTATTTAAATCCTCAAGACTTTGAGATTGATGTAATAGTTTCAATAGCACTTACTGGAGGTAATGGATCTGGAAGTGTATTTCAACCATTATTTGAAAGAAAGAGAAGAGAAATAGAATTTGATGCTAAATTATCTTCTGATGGAGGTGGTGTAGATACTACAGTAGAAACAATTACATTTTTAACAAATCATAATTTGGTAGATGGGCAGGAGGTTATATATCAATCACTTGGAAATACTCCCATAGGTATTGGTGCATTTCTTGGTTCAAATACTTATTCTGGATTGACTTTAAAAGATCAATCATCATATTATGTCAAATTTGTAAATAATAAAACTATAAGATTATATTCTACTATTGATGATTTTAATGCAGGAATTAATACTATAGGATTTACTCTTAGTACTGCTTCAGGAATTCAAAAATTTGCTACTACAATTAAAAATACCTTAAGTGAAATTAAAATTGTTAATGGAGGATCAGGCTACTCAAATAGAAAATTGAGAGTTTCTCCATCTGGAATTTCTACTGCAAATGATACAATTTATTTTCCAAATCATGGATTTAATAATGGAGAAATAGTAACTTATTCCTTTACGGGAAGTACTATATCAGGATTATCTACATCAAATCAATATTATATTTTTAAAGTTGATAATGATACATTTAAACTATCTGATGCTGGAATAGGTGCAACAATAATAACTAATTATCAAAGAAAAAAAGCTGTAAATTTACAATCAATAGGAAGTGGTTATCATATCTTTAATTATCCTAACATAACGTTAGAAATAAACTACAGCTCAGTTGGAATAAATACTGACCAAACTAAAGGTATTATTGTTGCAACTCCAGTTGTAAGAGGAAGTATAATAGATGCTTACATTTATGATGCTGGTAGCGATTATGGATCAACAATTTTAAATTATCATAAAAAACCAAATATTACCATAAAAAATGGTAAGGATGCTCAGTGTAAACCAATTATTGTAAATGGGAAAATAATTGACGTTTCTATTCAATTTGGTGGTTCAGAATATTATTCAGATCCAGATATTACTGTAATAGATTCGTCTGGAAGTGGAAGAGGTTGCATTTTAAGACCAATTATTGAAAATAATAAATTAAGCGACGTAATAGTTATCAATCCTGGAGTGGGTTATTCGAATAATAGTACCACTATTCAAGTTATACCTTCTGGAAAAAATGCAATATTTGATGCCAATATAAGAGATCTTACAGTTAACAATAATGTTTTGTTTAATGATGCTAATAGTATTAATTCAGAAACAAATGAAATTGTAACATCATCTTATAATAATTTACAATATTTTATTAGTGGATATGATAATAATCTTCAAAAAGAATTTAATGATAATGGCACTAAGCATTCTCCAATAATTGGATGGGCTTATGATGGAAATCCAATTTATGGATCATACGGATATACAGATCCGAAAAGTTCAAGTGGCAATATAACAAGGTTATCTTCTGGATATTCACTAAATTCAAGTAATATCATCAACAGACCAGATGAATTTGGTCCTGGATTTTTTATTGAGGATTATCAATTCACAAATTCTGGTGATCTTGATGAATATAATGGTAGATTTTGTGTAACGAATGAATTTCCAAATGGAGTTTATGCATATTTTGCTCCAACAAAAATAAATTCTCAAAATAATGTTGTAGGAGTATTCCCATATTTTATTGGAAATAGATACAGATCAGCATTTGTAAATGAAAATAAGACATTAAATCAATCATTTGATTTTAATAGTTCTTCTCTTATAAGAAATACATTCCCATACAAAATAAAAGATGAGACTGCGAACAATGATTTTATTGTTGAATCAAATGAAGTTATTTCACAATTATCGGAAATAGAATCAGTTACTTCTGGTTCTATTGAAGGATTTGAAATTATTAACTCCGGACAAAATTATAAAGTTGGTGATAGTGTTATTTTTGATGAATCTAATACTGGAGGTGGTGGATTATTTGCAAAAATATCTGAAATTGGGGGAAAAGACATTGTAAATATACAAACCAGTTCTTCAATTTATAACAACGCTACTTTTATTTGGAATGATAAGAATGAAATAAAAGTAAAAATATATCCATATCATAACTTAAATAATTTAGATACTATCTACGTTTCTGGTTTTTCTACATCTTTAAGTTATCTAAATGGGTTCCATACGATTGATGTATCAACTAATACTTCAATATTAATTAAAGATATTCCATATTCTGCATCTGGAATTGTAACTGATATCTATGTTTCTATTATTCCATCAGATGTTTCTATAGGAAGTAGTATTAAAATAGAGCAGGATATATTATCTGTCCTTAATATATTCCCAAATCAAAATGTAATTAGAGTTAAATCTAGTAACTCTTTGGGTCTTCATACCACATCAACTTCAATTTATTTTATACCAGATACTTTTGTAATTAATAAATCTACAAATAGTTTTGATTCCAAAGTAAATGATTTGGTATATTTTAATCCAAAAAATTCAGTAGGTGTTGGAACAACTTCTGGAACTTCTATAGAAAGTACTTATAATGTAGGAATTCAAACCAATAATAAGATTTCTTTACAGACACAAGCGATTTATTTGCCAAATCATCCATTTAAGACTGGTCAGGAAATAAGTCTTCAAATACCTTCAACATCACCATCATATTATTTAAGTGTTGCAAATACATCAACATCAACTAATTTTACAATTCCATATAGTGGTAATAATCAAAAATTATATGCAATTAAAAAATCTAATGATTACATTGGAATTGTAACACAGATTGGGTTAACAACTTCCACAAATGGTCTATATTTTATTAATAATGGTGATAATAGTTATGAATATTCTATTCAATCTAATTTTATCCAATTAAGTGGAAATATTCAAAAAAATAAATCCACTGTGTCAGTATCTACATCACATAATTTAATTGATGGTGATACTATAACTTTATCAATTAAACCAAATCTATCTGTTGGGATTGGAACTTCATCTTCTATTAAAGTTTTGCGTGATGCTAGTACTGGATATATTCTATTCAATCCATTATCATTTACATCTTCTCAAGTAGATACAACTAAAAATACAATAAATATCACCTCACATCAATTAAAGACTGGGGACAAAGTTAAATATTCTGCTAATACTCCCATATCGGGTCTTTCTAATGAATTTTATTTTGTTTATAAAGTAGATGATAATACTATAAAATTATCAGAAACTTATATTGATGCTGCAAAGACAAATCCTCCAAATAATATAATATTTGGAAGTACTGGAGGATCAAGTCAAACGATTTCTTTAGTAAATCCATCCATAAATGTTATAAAAAATAATGATTTAGTTTTTAATTTAAGTGATCCTTCTTTATTAAATTATAAGTTTAAAATATTTTATGATCAAAATTTCTCTGATGAATTTATTTCAACTGGATCTACATCAATATTTTCAACCATTGGTATTGGAACTATTGGAGTATCCACAAATGCTTCGTTAAAAATAAATTCAAACGATGATTTGCCAGTATCACTATTCTATAATTTAGAAAGATCTGGTTATATAAGTACTTGTGATAAAGAAGTTGATAATTATTTAAAAATTAATTTTATCAATAGTTTATATAATAATTCTTATACTATTTCTAATAGTGGGCAAACTACTTTTGATATATGTTTAACATATTCTCCAGAAAAAAATTATTATAACTTTTCGGAATGTAATGAACTAAAGTATACAACTTCTTCATTATCTGCTTATGGACAAATTTCAAAAATAAAAATAATTTCTCCTGGTTCTAATTTTAATTCTTTACCAATTTTTAAAACCATAGAATCTTCTATAGGTAAAGGAGCATATATTTTAGCAAAATCAGAGAGTATTGGTAAGATTAATCAAATTAGAATTTTAAATGAAGGCTTTGAATATTCTTCTGATAAAACTCTGAGACCTGAAGCATTAATTGCAAAATTTATATCCATAAAAAATTCAAATACAATCACATCTATTAATGTTGAAGATGGTGGAAAATATTATGTTTCTGCACCAAATATAGTTCTTGTAGACAGTATTACCAGACAAAAAATTGATTCTGGATCATTTACTGCTGTAATGACCTCCGCATCAAATTCTATTCAGTCTGTAAAAATTAATATTGAACCAAAAGGTCTTTCAGAATCTCCAATTATTATTCGTACAATTAATAATACAAATAGTATTGGAATTACTACTGCAGTATCTTCTTCATCTGGTATAGTTACTTGCTATCTTTCTACTCCATCTTCTGGATTTTCTATAGAACCTTTTGCAATAGGTGACAAAATATTCGTTGAAGGAATTCAAAAAGAAGAAAATAGTGGAGATGGTTTTAATTCTGAGGACTATGGTTATGAATTTTTTAACGTAGTAGATTATCAAGCTTCAACAAATTCAAGTTCAGCAATATTAAAGTATAGTCTTGCAGGCTTAACCACAAATCTTGGAAAATTAAAAGGAATTCAAAATAATTATGGAACGATTGTTAACTATAATAATTATCCAAAATTAAATGTAGTACAAGATTTTGCAAGTTTTATCATAGGGGAAACTTTAGACGTTGAAATACAAAATGAATTTTTTAAATATGACTTAAAAGTTATTGATAGTAATAACAATTACATTAAAGTTTTTGGTTCATATAATTTAAAAAATGGACAGGTTATTAGAGGATCTCAATCTGGTACGATTGCAACAATTAATGATGTGAAAGAATCTTATGGAGAATTTGCAGTAGATTATTCAAATCTATCTAATATTGGGTGGTATGATAATATTGGAAAACTTAATGATGATATTCAAGTTATTTCCGATAATGATTATTATCAGAATTTATCTTATTCCATTAAAAGTACACAAGAATGGGATAATATTGTTAGTCCTGTAAATAATTCTCTTCATCCATCAGGAATGAAGAATTTTTCTGATACGCAAATTATACAAAGTTATAATACAAATTCTATTTCAGTAAATCCAAATCAATTTCTTGAATCTATTGTAACTATTGAAGAAACTAATCGAGTAGATACTATTAACAATTTTGATCTTTCTGTAGATTATGAAAATACCCTTGTGAATACTTCTAAATTTTTAAAGTTCAACAAAAAAAGGTTAGCAGATTATTTTAGTTGTTTAACAAATAGAGTTTTGGGAATTGATGATATTTCACCACAATTTTCATCTTCAGAACAAGATATAGATACTACACTAAAGGTATCTGAAATACTACTAGATCGTCAATTTAACCGATATCTTGTACAAATATCAGATAAAAATTTCACCCAATTCCAATTCACAGAGTTAATAGTTCTGAATAATGGGTCAGAATTTTATACTTTAGAAAAAGGTACAATTGATACAAAATCTGTTATAGAAAATGGCTATACTGCAAATTCTCTTGGTGAAATTTATGGCGAATATTCTGAAAATTCTGGTAAAGCTTATTTAAAATTTAATCCTACAGATCCATACACAACAAGTTATAATATAAAATATTTAAATGATACATTTATAAATTCTAATAGTGGAGTTGGCACTACTTCAATTGGATTTATAGATTTGATTGGGATTACTAGTACAGTTTCACCAAATTCTTCATATAGTATAATTCAAAAATCAATTAATAATTTAAAATCACTACACTCACAAATTCATTTAATTGATAATGTTACAAAACAAATGGATTATGTTGAAATTTTTGTAGATCATGATGGAACAAATACAAATATATCAGAGCTTTATTTTGATTCTGATACTGGTTTATCATCCAATTTTATAGGAAGTTTTGGTGCATCTATAAGTGGAGGAATTTTAAATCTTACTTATACAAATACTTCTAATAACAATGTAATTCTTAAATCTAAAAATATTGGATTTGGTACAACTTCAATTGGGCAAGGATCATATACCTTTAAACAGAATGGTCAAATTCAAGGATATGAAAATACTGTTAAGTTTGATTGTTTATATTCAAACGTTTCTTCAGCATCTAGCATTGTATCTTTAGATAAAACTAAATTTTGTTCTATAAAATCAATAGTAAAAGTTAGCATAGGTCAAACCAGCGCATTACATCAAATAATGTTGGTTTCGGATGGAACTAATGCTCATACTATTCAATATCCATTTCTTTCAATTGGAACAGAAAGTGGTATAGGTACTTTTGGTGGAAGAATATCAGGTTCACAATTACTATTAGATTTTTATCCAGATCAAAATTTCTCAGGAAATTTTCAAATCTTAAGTTTCAATGAAAGTTTTTACAAAGAAAACGATTATCAAAATGCCCCTTATCCTTTATCATACTTAAATGTTTTAGAGACAGTTGGTGTTTCTGAGTATTTCGCTTTGAATAGTGAACTTAGTAAGACTACATTTGCTTTAAACTATCAGGGAACACCTATTTTCGTAAAAACTTTTAATCCATCAGATTCAACTATTTTAAATCCAGCTACTGGCGAATTTAAAATTAAAAATCACTTTTTTAGTACAGGAGAAGAATTAATTTATAGACCAAATTCTACATTTACAGGACTATCTGCGGTCTCTGTTGGTATTGGGTCTACATTAAATTATGTAGGAATTGTTACTAACATTTTACCTGAAAAAGTATATGCAATTAAAATTAATAATGAGAAATTTAAAATAGCAACCAGAGAAGATTATGCAAATTCTGGAATTTCCGTAACATTTACTTCACTAGGTTCTGGTAATGCTCACGAATTTGAAATGTTCAAGAAAAGTGAAAAATGTATTATTACCATTAATAATATGGTACAAGAACCAATTGCATATAAGTTACTCACTTATACTATTAATAATGGTAGTAATGTTGGATCATCAGCAACAATTTTCGGATTGAGTGGAATATCATCTATTAAAATTGGTGATATTTTAAAAGTAGATAATGAATATATGAAAATTACTAATGTTGGTTTGGGAACAACTTATTCTGGACCTATAACATTCTCTGGAAATATTCCATTAGTTTCAGTTAACAGAGGATTCGTTGGTACATATGCAACTACTCATTCTAATTCGGGTATAGCTTCAGTATATAAAGGTTCATTTAATATTGTTGGAAGTGATATTTATTTCACAGAAGCTCCTAAAGGTAAATTAATAGAAAGATCTTTTGATAACATAACTGGTCTTCCATATTCAAGAGATTATTTTGGTGGAAGAGTATTCTTAAAGAAAAAGTATGATGATAATAAAATTTATGATAATATCTCTAATAAATTTACGGGAATAGGACAAACATATACATTAAGTGTTAATGGATCTACTAATATTGGATTAGGTATTAGTGAATCGCGTGGTATATTGTTTATTAATGGAATATTCCAAACACCGACAACTGAAAATAATCCTAATAACAATTTTATAATTCAAAAGGATAATATTTCTGGAATATCTAGTATAATTTTTTCTGGAATTACTTCATCAAATGGCTCTATTGTTATTTCACAATCAGATGTTAATTTAAATCAACTTCCTAGAGGTGGTTTAATTGTATCTCTTGGCTCAGATGGTGGATTAGGCTATGCACCCCTTGTAGGCGCATCAGTTACTGCAATTGTATCTGGTGGTATAATTACGAATATTGGCATCGGAACCACTGGAGGATCATATATAGGCAACTGGGGTTCTGGATATAGATCACCAGTATCTGTTGCAGTGACCGAAACTGGACATTCTGGCTTAGGAGCATCAATAGTTGCAACAGTGGGATATGGTGGAACTTTATCATTTACAATTGTGAATGGAGGAACTGGTTATGTAAAACCAACGATCAATATATCTGCACCAAGTTATACCGATCTTCCAGTAACAGGAGTTTCTAGACTAGGAATTGGATCAACGTCTGATTGTGGAATTGGCTTATTATTAGATATTAATATAGGTGCAAGTTCAACAACTGGAATAGGTTCAACTTTATTTGAAGTAACTGGATTTAAAATTAAGAGAAGTGGATATGGATTTAGGCCAGGAGATGTAATTAAACCAGTAGGACTTGTTACTGCATATGGTATCTCTAGCCCCCTTTCAGAATTTAAACTTACAGTTTTAGATACATTTACAGACTCTTTCTCATCTTGGCAATTTGGTCAAATAGATTATGTTGATTCTATACAAAAATATCAAGATGGAGTAAGGACAAGATTTCCATTATACTATAATGGCCAATTATTAAGTTTTGAAAAAGACCAATCAAATTCAGATTCTCAACTAATTGATTTTAATTACTTATTGATTATCTTTATAAATGGAATTTTACAAAATCCTGGAGAGTCATACCAATTTAATGGAGGAACATCGTTTAGTTTTACAAATGCTCCTAAGTATGAAGATGATGTTGCAATCTATTTCTATAGAGGAAGTTATGAAGATAGCTCTGCTGTTCAAGTAAAGGAAACCATAAAAATTGGGGATAACGTACAATTGTTATCTAGAAATGATTATTCAAATACTACTGCAACACAAGATTCTAGAATTGTATACGATATAGTCAGTTCTGATGTTCTAGAAACTAATTCTTACACAAATCAAGGAATAAATTTTGATACTTATAGGCCAATTAGTTGGACTAAACAAAAAGCTGATAGGATTATTAATGGATCTATTATTTCAAAAGCAAGAGATTCTATAGAAACGCAAATTTATCCAACATCAAAAATTATAAAAACATTCAATTCAAGTGATAATGTAATATTTGTGGATGATATATCGTTATTCAATTATGAAAATGTCCCATCAAATAAAATAGATTTTGATGCTCTGATCGTTTCTGGAGCAGATGATCCAATATCCGCAACAGTAACTGCAGTAGTATCTGCTGGTGGAACAATACAATCTTTGATAATAAATGATCCTGGCAGTGGTTATAAAGGTTCCTCAGTAAATGTGAGTATTTCAGCACCTTCAAAAATTGGTGTTGGTATAGGGACTACTGCCGTCGCATCGATTTTAGTATTAAATGGGTCTCTTTCTACTGTGACAATTACAAATCCTGGTCTAGGTTATTCTGTGGATAATCCACCTCAAGTTTTAGTTCCTTCTCCAGATCCAATTTATGAAAATATTACAACCATAACTGGAATTGCAGGTTCATTCGGAACCATTGTGGGAATAGGAACAACTGTGGGAGTTGGAACTGCACTTGCCATTAATTTTAAATTGAATGTATCAGGTACAATATCACAATCTGGAATTTCCACTGGAAATCCAATTTATATTTTTAATACAAAAGTTGGTAGAGGAGTAACATCAATTCTCTCTTCAAATTCGAGTATTGTTGGAGTTGGAACTACATTTTTAGATAATATTTACATTGTCAGTGGAATTAATAACACAACTGGCGTTATTACTTGTAATATTGATTCTAGGTCTTATATTGTTGGAATTGCCACAACTGGTTTTGCTTATAATAATGGAGTAGGTAATTTTTCTTGGGGTAAAATTTCAGGTTTTACTAGATCAACAAGTCCAATTGCAATCGGAGTTTCTGGATTTACTGTCAATTCTGGATTAACATCATTCCCGACAATACAAAGAAGGGGATATGGATTTGAAAGTATTGGACCAATTGAAAAGAATCTTTAACATCATATAAATATAAAAAAAACGCTAATATGTCTGCAATTATAACTGATAAATTTAGAATACTTAATGCATCTAATTTTGTAGATTCCATTAATAGTTCTTCAAATTCATATTATATCTTTGTGGGATTGTCTAATCCAGTATCTTCAGGATTTGGGAGAGCTACTGATTGGAATACTAATCCACCAAATCCAACTGATAATATTGATTATTTAAATCATTATAAGAGTACTGTTTTATTTGGAAAAAAGATAACAAGTGCCAGTATTAGAAGAGTAATTAGAAGGATTAACTGGGTTTCTGGTCAATCATACGATATGTACAGGCCAGATTACAGTGGTATAAATTCAGCTCCTACTACTGGAGCAATAAGATTGTATGATGCAAATTACTATGTTATAAATTCAGAGTATAGAATTTATGTTTGTATAAATAATGGCTCTTCAGGTGATAAGCAAACTGGAAATGCATCTCAAATAGAACCCAATTTTACAGATTTAGAGCCAGTTAATTTGGAAGATGGATATACTTGGAAATACTTATACACATTAAATCCCAGCGATATTGTAAAATTTGATTCTACAGATTATATAACAATACCAAATGATTGGAATACCTCCACAAATTCTCAAATTCAAGCAGTTAGAGAAAATGGAGATTCTACATTAAATGAAAATCAAATTAAACAAGTTTATATTGAAAATAGTGGAGATAATTATACTACAGGAACTTTTTCATGTGATATAGTTGGAGATGGTACTGGAGCATCAGCTTCTGTAACTGTAAGTTTAGATGGAAAAGTTTCTGATATTATTGTTACTTCTGGAGGTAAAAATTACACGTATGCTTTGGTGGATTTAGGTACAACAGCAGACAAAAGTAATCCTGCAGAATTAATTCCTATTATTCCTCCATCAAAAGGACATGGTTTTGACATATATGAAGAACTTGGTGCAGATAAGCTATTAGTTTATACTAGATTTGATGATTCAACAAAAGATTTTCCAATTGACACTAAATTTGCTCAAGTTGGAATTATAAAAAATCCTACTATCTACGATTCATCAGGAACTAGTACGACAATATATGATCAAACTAATTTCTCTGCAACATACGCAATGATGTTGACTTCAATAACTGGTGAAGATACTCTTGCTATTGGAGATAAAATAAAACAAACAGTAGGTAATGGAATTGCATATGGATATGTTGTTTCTTATGATAAAGAAACAAAAGTACTAAAGTATACTAAAGATAGATCTCTGTACTATGACAAAGGTGTAAATGGATCATCTCATAAAGATTTTGCTGGAATTTCGTCATTTTTCTCTTCTACCACAAACTCTACTTTAGATTTTGAATATAATCAAACCAGTCCAAATTTAGTAACTAATCAAACTGGAACATTTTCAGCAACAATAATGGATTATAATGATTCTACTATAACTATTTCAAATAAAATTATTAATTTGGGGGTACAATTTATATCTGGTCTCGCAAAACCAGAGATAAATAATAAGTCTGGAGAAATAATCTATATTAATAATAGATCACTAGTAAGTAGAAATTCTAGACAAAAAGAAGACATTAAAATTATCCTGGAATTTTAACCAATGGCTCAAAAAACTAATCTTAATGTAAGTCCATATTTTGATGATTTTTCTGAAAAAGATTTGGGCGCTAGGGATAAAAATTATTATAAAATTTTATTTAATCCTGGCAAACCAATTCAGGCAAGGGAATTGAATACTCTACAATCAATCTTACAAAATCAGGTAGAGTCTTTTGGCAGCCATATATTTAAAGAAGGATCTGTAGTAATTCCAGGAAATATTGTATATGATGGACAATTTCATGCTGTCAAATTAAATCCACAACAATATGCGGTTGAAATAACCACATATTTAAATAATTTAGTTGGGAAAAAAATCACAGGACAAATATCTGGAGTTACCGCAACAGTTCAGACTGTTCAATTTCCAAATTCTGAGGTTGAATATCCAACAATATATGTAAAATATATTAATTCAAATTCAGATTTTGAAGTTAGCTCTTTTCAAAACAACGAGCAACTATATGCAGATGAGATAATTGGTTCAATAGCTGCAGGAACACCTCTTGCCACAACAATTTCAAGCGAAGCTACTTCAATTGGATCTGCGGCATCGATTGGAGAGGGCATCTATTTTATAAGAGGAACTTTTGTTAGAGTTGAAAAACAGACAATTATTTTAGATTATTATACAAATACTCCTTCATACAGAATAGGGTTGCGAGTAGATGAGCAAATAATTACTGCTAAAGATGATTCTACTTTATATGACAATGCAAAAGGATTTACAAATTATGCTGCTCCAGGAGCAGATAGATTCAAAATATCTTTAATATTATCAAAAAAACCTATTGATGATCTTAATGATACTGATTTTGTAGAATTATTACGTGTTAAAGATGGGGCAATTAAAAAGATAGATGTTAAATCTAGCTATTCTGTCATAAGGGACTATCTAGCCCAAAGAACTTATGATGAATCTGGAGATTATGTTGTTAATCCATTCCAATTTTCCATACATAATTCTTTAAATGATGCGTTAGGAAATGATGGAATATATTTTAGTGATGAAAAAACTGATCAAGGAAATACTCCAACTGAAAACTTAATGTGTATTAAGTTTTCTCCAGGAAAAGCATATGTTAGAGGATATGATATTGAAAAAACTGGCGTTGAAATTATAGATGTAGCAAAACCTAGAACTACTCAATTAGTTGAAAATATTAATATCCCATTTGAAATGGGAAATTTAATTAGAGTCAATAATGTTTCTGGAGTTCCTAAGCAGAAAAAAACAGTTGCATTATATGATTATAGAAAATCTTCTAATAGTTCTCCTTCTGGAACTAAAATCGGAGATGCGAGAATTTACACATTTAATTTAACTGATTCTGCATATTCAGGAAATTCTACAAATTGGGATTTATATTTGTATGATATTCAAACTTATACAAGAATTCAATTAAATACAACTATTTCAAATTCCGAATTACCAGCTTCTTCTTTTATTAAAGGTAAAAGTAGTGGTGCAACTGGATATGCAACCTCAAGTGGATCAAATTCTGATACAATTTATTTAAGACAGACTTCAGGTTCATTTATTGTAGGAGAGCAAATTTTAATTAATGGTGTTGATAGCATTTCAAGATCAATCAAAAGTATTCGTGCATATTCAACTGAAGATATTAAATCAATATATCAATCTACATCAATTTCAGGCTATGCCTCTGCATTTATTGCAGATACTCAGTTAGATAAAATTATTCCAACTGGGTTTTCGCCAACAGATACAATAACTATCAATAATGGAAGTGTAACTGCAGGAAAAGTTTTTTCTGGCATTTCATCGAATACAATTATTAGATATCAAAGAATAGGATTTACTACAGAGACTTATAATAGAGTTAATTCTATTTCTTCTGATAAAACTACAATAACTCTTTCTTCAGTACCATCTATTAGTGGAGTTTGTGATGGTAATGTGCCTGCGTCACAAATACAAGTACCCTTTGTTTTGGGAACTCCAAAAATTAGAAATCAAGAAAAGGGATTTTTGTATGCAGAGCTTTCAGAACCAAATATTTCATCAACAAATTTAAGTAATTCTACTGTAACATTTACTGCACAGTCAACTGGAACCCTAGTTTCTACTGGTTCATTAACAGTCAATACTTCTAATTTTGATTTGGGGATTAATACTACAACTGCTCAATTCCAAGCATTTGATGAAGAAAGATATTCAATTCATTATAATGATGGAACCATCGAAAATCTAACATCAGATAAAGTTTCAATATCTAACAATCAAGTAACATTCAGTAATATTCAATCTAAAACTATTGATGCAATAAATGCTACTTTTGTAAAGAATGGTATTCAAAATAAATTAAAAAAATATACTAGAAGTAATACAATAAGCATTAATTTTTCGAAAAATACTCAATCTGGAATTACTAGCAATACCTCAGTTAATGATGGATTAATTTATAATTCTTATTATGGTTTAAGAGTTCAAGATGAGGAAATTTGTTTAAAATATCCAGATGTTGTTAAAGTTATTGCAGTATATGAATCTTTAAATAATTTAGATCCTATTTTGGATACAATTTCTTTTAGTTCACAATCAAATGTTGATACTAATGCAATTATTGGTGAAAATATTGTTGGAAAAAATAGTAAAGCTATAGCTAGAGTAGTATCTAAACCATCTTCAAATACTTTAGGAATTATATATTTAAACAATAATAAATTTAATACTAATGAAAATGTTCAGTTTGAACTTTCAAATATTAATACAAAAATAGTAGCTTTTACTGCAGGAAAATATAAAAATATTACAAATAGATTTATTTTAGATAAAGGTCAAAAAGAACAATATTATGATTATTCAAAATTAATAAGAAGAAAGGGAGAATCAGAACCTTCAAATAGATTGTTAGTTATTTTTGATCACTACACAGTCCCTTCTGATGATAATGGTGATGTCTTTACTGTAAATAGTTATGAAGAAGAAAGATTTAATTTAGATATACCTTCTATTGGAATTAATAATGTAAGAGCATCCGATACTTTAGATTTTAGACCAAGGGTAGTTCCATTTACTAGCTCTTCATCTTGTCCGTTTGATTTTTCATCTAGATCATTTAATCAAGATCCTAAATTAATTTTAACTCCAGATGAAGGTTGTTTAATATCCTATAGTTTTTATTTGGGAAGAATTGATAAATTGTATCTTAATAAATTGGGAGATTTTATTGTTTCTCAAGGTACGCCATCAATAGCACCTACAGAGCCACCAACTCCAAATGAAGTTCTGCAGCTTGCTACAATATCTCTTCCTCCATATCTGTATAATCCTAGAGATGCAGCTATATCTTTAGTTGATAATAGAAGATATACTATGAGAGATATTGGAAATATTGAAAATAGAGTTAAAAATCTTGAGAGAGTAACATCTCTTTCTCTTCTTGAATTGAATACTCAATCTCTGCAAATCCAAGATGCTCAAGGATTTAATAGATTTAAAACTGGATTTTTTGTAGATGACTTTAAAAATTATGATTTGATGAATAATCTACTTTCTACCGTTGAAATTAATGTTGATAATAATGAATTAACTGTTCCTATTGGCAGAAATAGCATTAACTTACTTCCAGTATCTTCTCAAATATTTACAAATGAAGATCTAGATTTGAATGAAAATTTTGTTTTATATGATTCTAATGTTCAAAAAACTGGAGATGTAATCACATTAAAATATGAATCTGTAGGATGGATTGAACAACCTCTAGCAACAAAAGTAGAAAATGTTAATCCTTTTAATGTTATAAGTTATAATGGTAGTATAAAACTTAATCCAGAAAGTGATAGTTGGGTAAGAACTATAGACTTGGATGATATTTTTGTTCAGTCATCCACAGCTTTAAAAGTTACTCCAAAAGAAGCAAAGGAATGGATTAGAGAAAATAATGCCCAACCAATATTTGCAAAAACTAGAATATACAGAAAGAGTTTCTGGGAATGGTCCTCAAGAAAATTCAAAAAAAGAGTAAAGGGAGCTACAACAACATCTACAGAAAGTGAAATAATTAATACTGGCGATGAAATTTTTATGAGATCCAGAAATACTGGATTCTATTCTTCTAATTTAAGACCTTTAACTAGATTTTATCAATTTTTAGATGGAGTAAGTCAGGTAGACTTTGTTCCAAAATTAATTGAAATTTCACCAAATGATACCTTGCAAAATTATGGATCTTCAGGATCTTTCCAAGTGGGAGAAACTGTTATTGGAACTATGAATGGACAGAATTTAATTTCATTTAGAGTTGCATCTTCAAATCATAAAGAAGGATTATTCAATTCACCATCTACCGTTTATAATATAAATCCATATAATAGAGATGAAAGTATTTCAGAAACATACAGTTCTTCATCAAAAGTTCTTAACGTAGATATTGAATCCTTATGCCAAAATGCACAAGGATTATATTCGGGGTATCTATTGGCAGGAATGAAATTAGTTGGAAGTACTAGTGGAGCAGTTGCTTATGTAAAAGATTTAAGATTAATTTCAGATAATTATGGAGATCTTATTGGAGCATTCTTTTTAAGAGATCCGTATTCAGTTCCTCCTCCAGTTGCAAGAATAAATACTGGCTCTAAAGTTTACAAATTAACATCTAGTCAAAGTAATGAAGAGCCTCTTGCAGGAAGTGCCTTGATTTCTTCCGCAGAAGAAATTTATGAATCCAAAGGAACTTGGGAAGAAAAGCAAACTACAATAACTACTACAACAACTAAATTTAAATATAAATCTAAACCTAAATTTAAATTTGTTGATCCATTAGCACAATCTTTTGTTGTTGGTGAAAATATTGGAGATGGAAGCGGTAATATTGCAAATGAAGATGTAAATGGAGCATTTTTAACAGCGGTAGATCTTTTCTTTGCAAGTAAAGACCCAAATAATGCTCCATTAACAGTTCAAGTTAGAACTCTTGAATTGGGAACTCCAACAACAGATGTACTTTCACAAGTCACTTTAAAACCAAATGACATAACAATATCCAGTGATGCAAGCGTTGCAACAAAAGTTACATTTGATTATCCAGTATATCTTTCGCCTGGATTAGAATATGCAATTGTCATTTTGTCACCACAATCAGATCAATATGAGGTCTGGATTGCTGAAATGGGAGAAAAAACTGTAAATACTTCAACTCTTCCTGATACTGAAAGTGTTCGTTACAGTAAACAGTTTGCAATTGGAAGTCTATTTAAATCTCAAAACGGATCAATTTGGACTGCTAATCAATATCAAGATCTTAAATTTAAACTTTATAAGGCCAATTTCATATCTACTAATGGAAGTGTATTTTTCCAAAATCCAACCCTTAATGAAAGTAATGGATATATTCCAACTTTAAGAAATAATCCAATTAAAGTCTACCCAAGAAGATTAGCTCTCAAAATAACAGCTACTACTGATAATGGTATAACTGGAATATTAACTTCTGGAAGAAAAATTTCTGGAAATGGAAGTAATGATTCCTATAAGTATGGTTATATTTTTGGTACAGGAGGTCCTGTTAGTTCAACCAATCCAATAAGTATAACAAATGCAGGTGTAAATTACGCTAATACAACTTCAGTTTCTACATACCCAATTACGGGAAATGGAACTGGATTAGTTGTTGATATTACAACTACAAATGGAAAAGTTACAGGAGTTACTCCCACATCATATGGAAATGGTTATGCAGTTGGAGATGTTGTTGGAATCGTAACTTCATCAGTATCCACAAATTCTGGTAAAGATGCTAGAATTACAATCACTACAATTAATGGATTAGATACGCTTTATGTTTCTAATATTCAAGCAAATGATTTTACCGATAATATAAATTTAGTTTATTATAACAATTCTGGTGCTAGAGTAACTCTAAATTCTACTCAAATATTATCAGCTAATCCAATTGGAGGTTTTTATGGTGGTAATATTATTGAGGTATCTCATTTTGAGCATGGAATGTATGCTCCAAATAATAAATTAGTATTGAATAATGTTGAATCTAATGTAACTCCAGCAACTTTAGCTGCTCCGATTAGTGTATCTGATACAAGTATTACTTTGACATCAACTAATAATTTTAATGAATTTGAAGGAATTCCTGTTGGAGCTGGAAATCCTGGATATGTTAAAATTGGAAATGAAATCATTAAATATCAAGCCGTAAGTAATAATCAATTAACAACTATTACAAGGGGATTTGATTCTACCATTATAGAATCTCATACAATAGATGAATTAGTTTATAAGTATGAATTTTCTGGAGTTTCTCTTAGAAGAATTAATACTACCCATGATATTAGTGATATTTCTAAAGATATTGATACTTATTTTATAGAAATTGATAGATCGAGTTCAGTAGGTGTAGATAGAAGTAGTGACGTTACTGCTACAAATTATCCTCAACTTTCATTTAATTCAGAATTATCTGGAGGTGGAAGTAAAGTTACTGCTACTCAAAATATTCAATATGATACAATCGTCCCACACATTTCTTCAATAATTCCAAGTTCTGTGGCGGATGTTTCGGTACAAATAAGAACAATTAGTGGCACAAGTGCTGGAGGAAATGAGGTATCCTTCCAAGATCAAGGGTATCAGGATGTTGAATTGGGTTCTGAAAATAAACTTTCTTCTACAAGAATTGTATGTTCTCATGTTAATGAGATTACATATTTAAATGGTATCTTGTTACAGGATAGAAGTAAGTCATTAATTACTAAAGTTAATTTAGAAACCAGTGATAATAATCTATCTCCAATAATTTTCTGGAAAGATTCTTCTGTTCTTTTATTGAGCAACAGTTTAAATAATCCTATTTCAGATTATATTAACGATAGAAGAGTTAATTCTATTGCCAATGATCCACATTCATCAATATACGTTTCTAATACTATCAGGCTAGAGCAACCAGCAACTTCTCTTAAAGTTATTTTATCTGCTTACAGACCAGACTCTGCTGATTTTAGAGTTCTTTATAGTTTAATTCGTCCAGATTCAAGTGAAGTTGAACAAACATTTGAATTGTTCCCTGGTTATAATAATTTAACGATTGATAGTAACCAAGATGGATATTTAGATGTAGTTGACCCATCGCAAAATAGTGGTCTTCCTGATAAATTTGTTCCATCAAGTTTGGAAAATCAATTTTTAGAGTATGAATTTACCGCTAGTAATTTGGGAGATTTTAGTGGATATACTATTAAGATAGTTATGTCTGGTACTAATCAAGCAAATCCTCCAAGATTTGCAGACTTAAGGAGTATTGCAATACGATGATAAGAGTAAAAGGACATCCAAATTTGTACCGAGATGAGAATTCTGGTGCTATAATAAACTGTGACAATCAATCCTACACTCAGTATGTAAATAGTTTACATAATAGAGAAAATCAAAAAAAAGAGATTGAACAAATAAAATCCGATATTAGTGAAATTAAAACTTTATTAAAGGAGTTACTAAATGAATCCAGATGAAATACAACTTGATAGTATCAATAAAATGTTTGAATTTGAAAGACAATCGCGTATTATAGATGAACTAAGTCCAAATGAGTTGAAAAATTTTGCCAAATTATATTGCAAGCTATATTTAAAACAGCAAGAAGTGATTGGATCTTTAAATTTTTCAGGAACGTTGGAGATATAAATACAAAGTAGACCTTTAAGAAAATAGATGGCATCAGTATATGTAAACAATTTAGTTATTAATGCTGGTTCCGATTTTAGTCAGTTCTTTACTTTAGAGGGTTCTGATACCAATTCTCCTTTGAATTTGACCAACTACAGTGTAGAATCTCAAATGCGAAAATGGGCAGGAAGTTCTGTAGCCGTATCTTTTGGTTCTAGTATTGTTCTTCCCAAAACATTAGGTAAAGTTGCTATTAGTTTGGGATCTAGCGAAACTCAAAATTTAAAGCCTGGTCGATATGTATATGATGTTCTGATTACCGATGACAAAGGAGTTAAAATTAGAGTTATTGAGGGAATGGTTCTAGTACGAGAAGGGGTTACTAGATAATGCCAAATATTAAAGTCAGTTTTGATAATTCAGGAACAAAAGTTAGAGTAGGGCAGCAAAATGGAATAACTGTTCGCTCTAGTGTTTCTGGGGCGGCTGGCGGAAATGCAGAAAATGCTATAAATGCTATAAATGCAGAAAATGCTATAAATTCTGTAAATGTAATTGGTGGAATAGCCTCTGTAACTCAATTATCTGTAAGTGGATTATCTACTTTTCTTGATGTTGCAACTTTTCAGAATGATGTTTATATAGGTAGTAATTTATACATTAGTAATGATTTAGTTTTTGATGAATTTACTGCTCGTAATGGAAACATTACTGGCATCCTTACAGTTGGTCAATCATTATATTATCCAATTGGAGAACCTTACGGAATTGCATATTTTGATCAAAATGACAAATTAGTTTCAACTGGAACGACTGCAGTAGCTATATCAGAAACCAACTATATAGTTTCAACCAATTCATCAGGCGTTCCGACCTGGGCAAGTGTTATAGATGGAGGTTCCTATTAATGTCAAAACCAAGTAGTAGGCAGGAATTAATAGATTATTGTTTACGAAGATTGGGAGCACCAGTTTTAGAAATTAATCTAGCAGATGAGCAGATTGATGATTTGGTGGATGATGCTCTCCAATATTTCTACGAAAGGCACTTTGATGGTGTCGAAAGAATGTACTTAAAGTACAAAATTACGGAACAAGATATTAATAGAGGAACAGCAAAAGCTCCTAATGGAGTTGGTATTGTAACCACTACAGGAACTGCAAATATTTCTGGAATGGGTACTACATCATTTAATTTTTATGAAACATCTAATTTTATTCAAGTTCCTGACTCTATAATAGGAATTGAAAAAGTTTTTAAATTTGATACAAGTTCAATTTCTGGAGGAATGTGGAGCATTAAATATCAATTATTTTTAAATGATTTATATTACTTCAATTCTGTTGAACTTCTTCAGTATGCTATGGTTAAAACATACTTAGAAGATATTGATTTTCTTCTTTCTACTGATAAACAAGTTAGATTTAATAAAAGGCAAAATAGATTATATCTTGATATAGATTGGAATTCAAAATCGCAAGATAGTTTTATTATACTTGATTGTTACAGAATTTTAGATCCAAATGATTTTACAAAAGTATATAATGATAGTTTTCTTAAAAAATATTTGACTGCATTAATGAAGAGACAGTGGGGTCAAAATTTAATTAAATTTAGAGGAGTAAAACTTCCTGGTGGAATTGAATTAAATGGTAGAGAATTATATGATGATGCAGAAAGAGAAATTGAAGGCATAAAACAAAGAATGTCTATGGATTATGAATTACCACCTTACGATTTTATTGGATAATGGCACTTAATCCATTTTTTTTACAAGGTTCTCCAAATGAACAAAGACTTGTTCAAGAACTAATTAATGAACAACTTAAAATGTATGGGGTGGAAGTAGTTTACATTCCCAGAAAATTTGTGCGGAAAGAAACTATTTTAAAAGAAATATCATCCTCAAAATTTAATGATAATTATGCAATTGAAGCCTATGTAAGTAATTTTGATGGATATACTGGACAAGGAGATATTTTATCAAAATTTGGTGTGAGTTTAAAGGATGAAATAAGTTTAGTAATTTCTAGAGAAAGATTTGAAGATTTTATTGCTCCATTTTTAGAATCTGAAAATGATGATGAAATTGAATTATTATCTAGACCTAGAGAAGGAGATTTAGTATATTTTCCACTTGGTCAAAGATTATTTGAAGTTAAATTTGTAGAGCATGAAAATCCCTTCTATCAACTAGGAAAACTATACGTTTATGAAATAAAATGTGAATTGTTTGAATATGAAGATGAAGTTATTGATACAAGTATTGATGAAATCGATACTCAAGTTCAAGAAGAAGGATACATTACAACACTATCATTAATTGGTAGTGGTTCAACTGCAACGGCTACTGCAAATATCGGATCTGGATATATTAGAAAAATTTTATTAGATAATGATGGATATGGATATATTAGTCCTCCAAATGTTTCTATTTCTACTGCTCCTACAGGTGGAGTAAATGCTTCAGCAGTAGCAATTACATCTTCATTTGGTGGAGTTAGATCAGTTAAAGAAATACTTCTTATTAATGCTGGTTCTGGTTATACAATAGCTCCACAAATTACAATATCTGGTGGGGGAGGATATGGAGCTAAAGCTTCTTGTTCCGTTGAAACAGTTAAAAATGGAATTATATCATTTAATATAAACAATTCTGGAAGTGGATATAAAAATAAACCAACCATGAGTATTGTCGGTTCAGTAGGAACTGGAGAAACTGCCACAGCAGTTGCTTATATAAGTGCTAATAATCAAGTATCTTCAATTTTAATATCCAATCCCGGAGAAGGTTATACACAATCGCCTACTA